CGACCGGTGTCTATGGCGACTGCCAGGGTGACTTCATCGACGAGACGCGGGCCTTGAACCCGGCCACGGACCGCGCCGCGCGTCGCGTCGACGCCGAGGCCCAACTGCGCGCTTTCGGCCGCCGCCACGGCACGCGCGTCAGCCTGCTGCGCATCCCCGGCATCTATGCCCGCGACCGCGAGGGCGGGCATCCGCGCGAGCGCCTGGCGCGCGGTACGCCGGTGCTGCGGCGCGAGGACGATGTGTTCACCAACCACATCCACGCGGACGACCTGGCCCGTGCCTGCGTGCTCGCGCTGCTGCGCGGCCTGCCGCAGCGCGCCGTGAACGTCTGCGACGACAGCCAGCTGCTGATGGGCGACTACTTCGACCTGGCCGCCGACCTGGCCGGCCTGCCACGCCCCGAGCGCATCACGCGTGCCGAGGCGGCCGAGCGCATGAGCGCCATGCAGCTGAGCTTCTGGAGCGAGTCCCGACGGCTGGACAACTCGCGTCTCAAGCGCGAGCTGCGCCTGGCGCTGCGCTATCCGACGCCCGGCGAGGGTCTTTAGCCGCGCCGCCGGCGCGGCGAGCGCCAGCTGCGGATCAGCAGCCAGGCGCCCAGCATGCCGCCCAGGTGAGCGAAGTGGGCGACGCCGCTGGCGCCATTGAAGCCGAGGATGAGTTCCAGGCCGCCGAAGATCGCGACGAAGTACTTCGCCTTCATCGGGATGGGTGGGATCAGCGGCACGATGATGCGGTTGGGGAACAGCATGCCGAAGGACAGCAGCAGCCCGAAGATCGCCCCCGAGGCGCCGACCGTCGGCGAGCGTGAACCGATGACCCAGGTGAAGACCAGCTGCACGATGGCCGCGCTCAATGTGCTGGCGACGAGGATCTGCGTGTAGCGCTTGGGGCCCCAGACGCGTTCCAGCTCGCCGCCGAACATCCACAGGCCCAGCATGTTGAACAGCAGGTGGGTGAAGCTGCCATGCAGGAAGGCATAGGTCAGCAGCTGCCAGGGCATGAAGACGCCCGAGTTCAGTGGCCAAAGCTCGAACCAGGGCGCCAGGCCGGGCAGAAGTTCGAAGAAGCAGAAGAAGCCGACGCAAGCCAGCAGGAAGGCTTTGGTGACCGGAGGCAGCGGGGGCATGGGGGTGGGGCGGTGCGCGGAGAGGGGCGCGTGCACCGGGAGGGCCGATGCTTACCGTTTTGAGTATGCCAGCACAAGCCGGCTGCCGTTTCGCCTGGTGCCCGGGGCCGGACTCGAACCGGCACACCTTGCGGCGGGGGATTTTGAGTCCCATAGCCCGCGCCGACTTTCGTCAGTAGGCATCGGAACAGGTGCCGCAAAGTGTTCCGCGTTTGAACCCAGATCGCCCAGGGCTAGCGCAAAGAATGCGGAACGCCTCAGCGCACCGGCTTGAGCTTGGTCGCGCGGGTCCGGTAATGCCGTCGCGTGAGGGCAACGTTGCCGTGCTGCAGCAGGGTCGCCGCCTCCTCGTCCGTCTCGACCAGATCGCTGGCCATCTTGCGCATGTCGCGCAGGTACATGGCGCGGACCAAGGTGGCGAAGGCTTGGTCGCCAGCCTCTTCGGCAGCCTTGGCGGCGGCCTCGCGCGCCTCATCCCAACGGTCGCGCAGCATGCGCTGAGAAACCGGCCGGCCGTCTGGCGTCGACAGCAGCATGAGGTGCGACGCCTTCACGGCGCGGCGCCGGGTGATCAGGTCCGGTAGCACCGCGGACAGCGACAGGTCGAAGTCGGCCTTCTTGCCGGTCTTGCTGGCCTTCAGGCGCAGCAGATCGCCGGCTGGCAGCAGCACCTGGCGGGCATCGGTCAGGCGCATGCCGGTAGCGCTGGCGATGTCCATGCAGTCGCGCAGCACCTGGTCGGCCTCCGCGTAGACGGCGGCGAACAGCTCGGGCGTGACCTCGAACTCGCGGGGCTGCTCCTCGTTCTTCCAGCGGCTGCGCTCCATGCCGGCAGCCGGCCAGGGCAGGCGGGTCATCCCCTCCATGCGCGCCCAATTCCAGATGATCGACAGCAGGGACATCTCGCGGTTGCCCTGCGTCTTCGCCGTGCGCGCCCGCAGATAGGCCTTCAGCGCCGGCAGGTCGATCTGATCCCATGTGGCCTCGCCGAACACCGGTCGCAGCTGGCGCAGGTTCTTCGTGTATCCGCGCTTCGTTTCGGCGCTGGTGTAGCTGGGCAGGCCGCGCTCTTTGTCGGTCTCCCAGCTGGAGAACGCCTCTTCCAGCGTGCCGGCGATGCGCGGCGCACGGTTTCTGATTTCATCCCACTTGACCAACGCCTGCGTGTAGTCTGAACCGAGCGGAATGTCAGGACCGCCCTCGGCTCGACGGTCGTAGAAGTAGTAAACCACTACCTTTCCGCTTTTCCGCTTTCTGACATGGGACCGAAGCCCGGGGTATTGCCCAGTCATATGGTGCAACCTGCATGTAGCTTGCGCTTAGCCGCCAGATAAGCGGCGTGGGCGGCAGCTTCGGTTTGAAACGTGCCGAGGTTGATGCTCTTGTAGTTGTGGCCTATGAACGCCACCCACGCGCCGTTTGGAAGCTGCGTCGTGCCCATGAGGCGGCCATTGCGGCCAACGCGCTGATTTTCGGAATTTGTCTTGCGAGGAACGTCGCGTAGATTGCTTGGTCGATTGTTCTGCCGGTCGCCATCAATATGGTCAATATCGTAGAGCGGCCACGAGCCGGTATGGAATAGCCAAGCAAGGCGATGCTCCATGTGCCGATGGCCTAGCAAGAATATGACGCGGTACTTTCCGCCGTTGATCGCAAATCCCGCGATGCCGCCTTTTGAGCGACCACGCTTGACAGCGCAATTCCAGCGGAATCGACCCAGTTCGGGCAAGAAGGTCAATTCGCGCTGAGCGTCTTCCAGCGTGACGCCCCAGTCCTTTGCTCCGGATGTTGATGCAGTCATTTCACCAGGGCGAGGTTGATGCCGCGCGATGGTGCCACGGGCCGGCCGGACAGCCACTCCCGGCAATGGAAGCGCGACACCAGCAGGCGGTTGCCTCGGCGCTTGGCCGGCAGGCCCTGGCGCTTCAGTTCGGCCTCCTGGTCGTCAGGCTTCGCGCAGCCGGTCAGGTCTTTGACCTCGGCCGCCGACAGGAATTCGCTGTCTAAGGTGGCGGTGCTCATACGTCAGTTCGAAGGGTGGGACGGTCAGTTGGCTCTCAGCTCGTCGGAGCAAAGCATCTCTTGCAGATGCGCGACGGCCGCCAGCGCCTCGGCCTCCGTCTTGAGGCCCACCACTCGGGCCTGGGCGTAGTAGCCGCCGTGCCCGTCGTGGTCGTACATCAGCGCGATGAGCGGCTCGTCGGCCTGGACGTTCGCGGCGTCAGAAGGGGATGCCATCGAGGTGCTTCCAGTAGCGTTGTTGAGTGGGAACGGCGAGCGGGTCGTCGTTCTGCGGGTGATCGGCCCAAAGCTCGAAATAACGCTGCAGCAGCGGCTCGCGAGCAACGCCGGCAGTGTCGCAGTCGTAGCCGCCCAGGAAGCGTGCGAGGCTGTGCGCCTGCCGGTAGGTGCGGCGCGTCCAGCGGATGGGCTTCGGCTCCCGGGTTGCCATGTCGTTCATCCAGTCTTCGTAGCTCTGGCTGATGTGGCGGCTGCCGGTCTGGTCGGCCCAGGGTGCGTAGTCGGTCATGCTCATCTTCCGTACATGGGATTTAGGCGGTCGCAGCAGCCGCAACGGCCGCCGCAATGGCGTCGTCGCTGGTCGAGAAGCGGCACCGGGCCAGGAAGTCGTCATCCCGGCTGCTGGGCATCGGCTCCCACTCCCAGGCGCCTTCCTTGCTGAGCACCTCGGCATGCCGGCGCACCGCCCACAGGTCGGGGCCTTCCATCTGCTGGACCCGCTCCACCTTGACGGCATTGATGCCGTCGCCGATGCGGTAAGCCGACACGACAGCTTGCGGCTCGGCGGCCGGCGCCTGGGCAAGGGCGGCGCGCAGATGCTTGCGCAACCACAACTCGACGCCGCTGGCTGTGGTCACGATGGTGAGGCCGGCGCGCTCGCACGCGTCGATGATCGCGGCGCGGTGGCGCAGCCAGAACTCGGCGTCCGACCTTGCCAGCCCGGCCGGCACTTCCACCCCCTGCGCGGCAGGCTGGGACGACAGGAAGCCGTGGGGCAGCGGCTCGCCGGCCTGAAGCGCCGCGAGGTTTGCAGCCTTCTGCTCCGGCGTCAGGTTGTCCACGCCGAAAGCCGTCTCGTGCAGCATCTTCATGCGCGACACCAGCGCGGAGCAGTGGACGCCCTTGCGGAAGGTGACGTGACCGGCCTTCAGGTCAGCCGGCAGGCGCCAGTCGTTCGGCTCGGCGGGCACGCCGCCGTCCGGCAGGTCGCGCAGCACCTGATGCACCAGCGCTTGAACAGCCTGCGTGCTGCCGAACTCCACATAGCCCGCAGCGTTGTTCCGGCCGCCGACGTGCAGGATGCGCTGGGCGAGGGTCATGCCGGCCGTTGGGCTGGGAGGGCGCGGCTCATCCCCAACCGTCAGGGATGGGGCCTGCTCGGCGTGAGGACACCCACCATCAACCGCACGGGGCTGGCAGCCGATGCAGATTTCGCCCATGTCGCAGGGCTCGGCCTGCTGTGCCGGGGCGGGCACCACGGCGCAAGCCCGGGATCCCCCAGACTCTGCCAGCCGGGCTCTCCCAGCCGGTGCCGTGGTGTCTTGCTGTGCCGGGGCGGCGGGGGAGGCGGCGAGCATGGCGGCGTAGGCTCTGCTGAGAAGGTAGCGGTTGCCGACGACCTCATTGCCGGCGTCGCGCATCTCGTCCGTCATCTCCACCGGCACCAGCTTCCAGCCGTCCGGCGCCACCTGGGCGCGCAGCCGCTCAAGCTCTTGCGTGAGTCGCGCATTGACGCAGCCGGCTTTGTCACAGGTGGGGCCGCAGGAGTGCACGGCAGAGCGCAGCCGCTCCACCTCGGCGGCCTGGTTGCGGGCTGCGCGCTCGGTCTCGCGGACGTAGGCAAACAGCGCCTCGCGCTTGACCTTGTAGTCGTGCTCGGCGGGCTTGTCGGCCTGCGCCGCGGCGGTGTAAGCGTTCAGCAGGTAGTCGAACTGCGTCCGGGCTTCGGCAATGTCTGGTGTGCTCAAGGTGGTCAGTCCTTCAGGAGGCTGGCCCGGATGCGCGCGAGTGCGATTTCGGGCGGGATGCGGCTGTTGCTCTCAGCCTGCACGCAGTGAATCGGCGAGGCGGCTTTCCAGGTCCGGCCGTCCGGCGCCGTCAGCGTCCATTCGCCGGCCATCGGCTTGGGTGTCGGCTTGGCGGCCAGCTTGACGACTTCGTCGTCGCTGAGGTGTTCAAGGATCTGCATGGGCTCTTCCCAAGGATGGTTTTCAGGCGGAGGCGGCTTGGCGGTTCATCCACCCAGCGCGCCGCTCGGCAGCCTGGAATCCCTCCAACTGGCCGTACAGCTTGTGGCAGTTGAAGCGGGAGCAGCGGCGGCCGGTTTTGCGGTCAATGACGTAGGCCCAGTCGGACCCGGACGCCTTCTCCACGTAGTAACGCTCGCGCGCCTGCGGGAACGTTGGCTGGTTGTTCATGGTCAGACCCTCAAGCGGGGGCTTGGACGGCGGCAGCATCGACACCGCTGGTGATGCCTTCGGCGGTCGCGACCATCGACGGCGCCCAGCCGCCTTGCGCCACGCGCAGCCAGCCCTCGTAGGTGCCGGTCGAGCTGCCGAAGGCGCTGGCGCCGTTGTCCACCAGCCAGCGGGCCAGTTCCTCGGGCGTGGCGAAGGCCGGGCTGATCGGCGTGCCCTCGCTGGTGTCCTCGTACATCATGAGGTGGGTGCGCTGCTCGGCGGGCCAGTCGGGCATGTAGTCCTCACTGAAGGGCCGCCGTCCGTTCCACTGGTCGTATGGCAGCGCGCGGCACTCTTCGGAGGCGTAGTCAGGGAACTCGCCCCGCTCCCACTTGGCGTTGGCCTCATCCCATTCGCGCGCGGCCTGCGACCAGCTCCCGCCGAACAGCGGCTTGTAGCGCTCGACCATGCGGCCGGTGCGCCAGTCGGGCACCTCGTGCTTGGGGTGTTGCCAGTCGGCCGGCACTCGCCTTACTTCTCGTCCCATGGTGGGCTCCTGTGTTGTTGATGGGCAGGCTTCAGGTATTGGCTTTGAGCGCCGCGCGGATCAGCGCAGCGTGCTTGCAGTGGCTGACTTCCAGCGACCACATGTCAAGGTGATCGTGAGCGGCGCGGAGGGCTTCCAGCAGTTGGTCGCGCTGCAGCTCCGCCTTGACGGCCCTGGCCTGCATGGCGCCCAGCTCGCAGCCCTCGACGTGGTGTTGCTCGCCGCACTGCGGGCAGTACGACGGCTCCGGGTCGGGCGGCGTGCCCCAGACTTCCCAGCTCATGCCGACGGCTCCGCGTGCTCGACGGCGGCGGCCATGACCATCATCAGATCCATGCCGATCAGGCGGCGCTTCTCCGCGACGGCGATGGCCACGTCCAGCACGGACTTGCCGTTCTGCCGTCCCGTGTCCTCCATGATCTTGGCCAGTTCGGCCATGCGGGGTTTGTAGGCGTCGCCCAGCAGCAGCTTCGCGCGGTCGCGCAGCTCGTACAGCTTGGCGGCAATCTGCACCTGCTTCTGGCCGGCGTGGTGGGTGTTGGTCATGGTCATGTCCGAGTTCGAAGGGTGGGAGGTCAGGCCGCCAGCGCGGTGTCGATGATCCGGACGACAGCAGCGGGCAGCGGCTCGATGCCGTCGCGGCGACACTCGAAGTCGAAGCGCTGCAGGCGCTCCAGCGCCGTGCGCAGCACATCGTTCTGATCGGCTAGGCGCTCGATTTCTGCTTCGCGCCTGCGAAGCAGTTGCAGCGTTTCTTGGTAGTCGGTCATCACAGTCGAAGGATTCAAAGTCAGGCCGTCGGGGCTTGGCCTGCGAACGGGTTGTGGGTGTGCATGGAGGCTGCTGCCGCGAGGTAGGCGGCATAGGCTTCCTCGGGCGTGCCATAGGTGCCGAGCGGGTGTGTCTCGCCGTTGATGACGATCCGCGCCCACCAGCCAGCCTTCACGCGGGTGACGCCCCGATAGCCAGACCTGCTGGTGCGCCGCAGCCCGACGTTCTGGTTGTTCTCGGAGAAGGTCACCTCGCGCAGATTGGCGATGCGGTTGTCGTCCCGGACGCGGTTGATGTGGTCCAGATGCTCCGCGGGCCAGCGACCGTAGAAATGCAGCCAGGCCAGCCGATGGGCCATGTGGTTCGCGCCGCAGATCCAGATCGTCAGGTAGCCGTTGGGCTTGCGAGTCCCTGCGATGGTGCCGGCCTTGGCGCGCAGACCCTGGCGGCTGACGCGCCGAGTGAACACACCAGTCTCAGGGTCGTAGTCGAAAAGCTCCCGCACGAACTCGGCGGTGAGATTGGTCTTGGGCTTGTTGCTCATGGCTGAGGCTTATCCATTGAACGGCTTGGCGCCGCGGTGGCTGTACTTGCGCTGCAAGCGCGGCACCGGGCAGTCATGCGCATGCCAGTTCGGCTTTGCCAGCACGCCGGCACCGCTCTCGCGCTCGCAGATGCGGCAGACCAGAAACTCGGACCCGTAGACGCCATAGCTGTCCTCGTAGGTCGCGCGCTCCAGCAGCGCTTGCATGTCTTTCAGGGGGATGCGGCTCATGTTCCAGTTCCAAGGGTGGGACGCCGGTCAGGCGTCGATGCCGTAGTGGTGCTTGCAGGCGTTCCAGCCCTCGCGCGCCGCATAGGTCCTCTCGTTCAAGAACAGGAAGTGCAGCGGGTGGCTGGTCATGTCGTAACCCTTGGGCTCAGCCCAGCGCACGAAGGCCGAAGGGTCGGCGGCCAGGCCGGGGATGTTGGGCAGCGTCGACTCCTGGGCGCGCGGCCGGCTGGCCTGGATCTCGTCGCCTCGCTGCTCGGCAACCTTCTTCCAGTCGTCGCGCGACTGCTTCAGTCGCTCCACCTCGGCGCGGAGCTGCACCACTTCTGTCTTCAGCAGACCGAACTCGGCAACGCGGTCGCGCCAGCCGGGGATGAACTGGTCCAATTCACCCGTGCTGAAGCCGCCGCGACAGTTGCGGCCCTCCAGGTCGATCAGCGCGGGCTGGGCGCCCCAGCGCTTGCAGTAGACCTCATAGGCTTCCAGGTGGATGGCCCAGGGGATGCCGCCAGGGTAGCCCTGGACGGGCGCGCGTTTCTCAGTGGTGTTGGTCATGATGTGCAGTTCCAAAAGGGCGGGATTCAGGCTGAGTGCTGCTGAAACGTGGCGAGGTGCCGGATGAAATTGGCCGCCGCCTGCGCGCCCGTGTTGCCGAACGTTGTCCACTGCGGGTCCGCCTCGCTCAAGGCGGCGCAGACGGTGAACCACGCGTCCGAGTAATCGACAGCCCCAGCCAGGCCATGCGGCGACCCGGTGAGTGCGTCATAGATCGCGGCGGCGCCGCCGAGTTGTGTGGGTTCGGTGTTGCTCATACTCGTCGCTCGGGTATTGGCTTCGGGTCAGGCAGGCGCGGCCTGCAGAAGGACGCGGCCACCGTCGGCCAGCAGCGGGCCGCAGATGCCTTCCTTCTCCATGCGCTCCAGCAGACGGGCGGCGCGGTTGTAGCCAATGGCCAGATGGCGCTGAACCAGCGAGATCGAGGGCTTGCGGTGCTGACGGACGATGGCGACGGCCTTCTCGTAGAGCGGGTCCGTGTCGGCGTCGAAGTGAGGCGCGGGCGCGGCCGGTGCTGGGCCCGCGGCGGGCGCTGGAGCCGCAGCCGCAGCCGTAGCGGCTAGCGCGCTGAGGTCCATCTCGCCGCCCAGGCCTTCGATCAGCGCCGGCAGCAGCACGGCCAGCTCGCCGGTGGCCAGCGCCATGTCGGCGTCAAAGGCTTCGTCGCCGCTGGCCGCGGGCCGGCCCTCGAAGGCGAGATCCAAGAAGTTGATCTTCTTGACCGCGAAGCCCTCGGTGAGCGTGAAGGCGACGCGTTCGCGCCAGGACAGCGCCAGGCGGGTCGGCATCTTTCCTGCCACCAGGTGCGCGCGCACCTCGCCGATGTCCAGCGGATGGCGGCCGTAGCGGACGACTGGCTTCTGCTCATCGCTGCCCTTCAGCTCGGCCTCGCGCTCGATCTGGAAGCCTTCGGGCGTCACGCCGTCCATGAGCCAAGCGGCCATGACGGCGGCCGGGCTCTCCGCGGTCTGCACCAGCTGAAGGGACAGGCCGGGCATCGCCTGGATCAACAGCGTCACGACCTCGTCGGCCCGTGCGCTGCTGCCGGCGTCGACCATCAGTAGGCGCTGCTCGGTGGCGATCCACACCAGCGTGGCCGACTGCTTGGTGAAGGCCTGGGGCAGCAGCTCGTGCTGGGCCTGCTCCTTCAAGTCCTTGCGGGCCTTCTTGCCAGGCTTGCGGCCCGTGGTCTGCTCGACGTGCTCGGCCAGCTCTTCGACGCGATCAGCGACGACCGACGCCGGCAGGATGCGCTGCTCGCGCTTGAGCTTCAGCAGCCAGTGGCCGTCGACTGCTTCGACCAGCGCTCCGTGCTCGATGCCACGCGGCGCGCCCCAGCCGACAGACAGCGGCTGCGTCGGTGCGCAGGGCAGGAACGGCTCCTTGGCCAGCGCATCGGACAGGATCTGCAGGTCGAGCTCGACATCGGCGTCGATGCGGTAGGTGATCAGGTTCTTGAACATGCGTTCCTCAGCTGTTCGGTTGTTGTTGCGGCGGCTGCTCGCGCTGGGCGCGGTCGTTGGCAATGGCGTCCCAGGGGATGGGCGCCGGCTCGGTGGGTTGCTGCCAAGGGCGCGCGGCCTGGCGCTGGCGTGCTCGGCGGCTCACGCCAGCACCTTGCGCATGGCGGCCAGCATGTCGGGCAGGTCACTCGCGCGGTACATGCACGAGGCCTTGACCTTCTTGGCGGGGAAGCCCAGCGATTCCAGACCTGCAGCGTCGATGGACAGCGGCGCAATGCGTGCCTTGATCTCGCCGAGGCTGAGTGCGGGCAGTTCGGTCACGCCCGCCACGGGGGCCGCGTCGGCGGCTTGCCCAGCGCCCATAGAGCCGACGCTCGGGCTGGCGATGACATGGGCATCTCGGTCGGTAGCGTCGGGCGTGCTTGCCTCTGCCTTCAAAACCTGTTGAGAGCCATGCTCTGCAAAGTGGCTGCCAGCTCTGGCGGGCGGAATTGCCGCGTCGCCGTCGGGTTTCTGGCTCCCGTCGCCCGCAGGTCCGGCCTGCGGTGCTTCCATCTTGGTGTCGCCCAGGCCGATTGCGTCGGCCAGCTTCAGCGCGTCCTTGACCATCGCGCGGGCGTCGTCTTCCTCGCGCTTCAGCTTCTCCGCTGCGGCTCGGTCCTTCTCCGCCTGCAGCTCGGCCTTCTGGCGCTCGAACTCGGCGCGCTCGGCGGCCAGCCTGTCGGCCTCGGCCTTCAGCTCCGCGGCCTTGCGCTCCTGCTCGGCCTTCTCTGCGGCCAGGCGTGCGGCTTCGGCTTCAGCAGCCACGGCGGCCGCGTGCAGCGCCTGCATGCGCTCCAGCGTCACGGCCTTCTGCTCCTCGGCGCGGTCGGCGAACTCCTCCCATGCGGCGCGGTCGATGACGATGGCCGTGACCAGTTCGATGCCCTTTGCGATGCGCTCGGCCGTCATGTCGGGCTGGCGGCAGCGCTCGGCGGGCTCGGCCAGCTTGGCGAGGGCGTCGCGGTGCTTCTGCAGACGCGCCTCTTCCTTCTCCGCGGCGATGCGCTTCTCTTCGGCGATCTCGGCCTCGCGGGCATCGATGGCCGGTTTGATCAGCTGGTCGGCGGCTTCGAAGGCGGCCTCGATGGCGGCCAGCTCCGTGCCCACGGCCTTGCTTACAGCGGTCAGCTTCGACTTCAGCGCCGCGGACGTCTTGCGGGTCTCGGCCAGCGGCGCGCCGATGAGACGGTGCCGCATCGACTTGGCCTCGGTCAGCTTCGTCGTGGTCGACAGGTCGTGCACAACGCCGGTCAGCTTGGCGTGAGCCGTCGCGATAGCGGCGCGGGCCGGGCTGAAGGCCGACAGGGCAACCGCCTGCAGGTCGATCTTGGCCAGGTCAACGTCGCCGCTGGGTTGCTTCGTGACGGCGGTGGAAGGGGCCGGCTCGGCGGCCGGGGATTCGATGGTGGGGAAGTCCAGTTCCATGATGGTCCTCAGAAGTCCAGGGAGGCAAGGTCGACAGCCGCAGCGCGCGGCGCCGGGGCAGCGATGGGCGAGGGGGCGGCGGCCGGCGCGCGCGGTGAATCCCACGGCGGAACCTCGGGCACAGAGCCGCCGTGCGTGCGGTCGAATTCGTTGATGACCTGGCGGTAGTAGCGGCGGGCTGCCAGCACCTTGTCCACGATCAGCGACTCCAGCGCGCGGTCGCGGTTCACCGTCCACGTCGTCCAGCGGTGCGTCTCGGCGATGTGGTCAACGAAGTGCAGGTGCTGCGGCTCCAGGCCGATGAACTCCTCGGGCGTGCTGACCAGCACGTAGTCCACGCTCCAGGTCTCCGCGTCCCACAGGATCTCGTAGCCCTGCATCTGGTACTCGTAGCCGCTGTCGTAGCAGTCGGCCAGGACGATGGGCATCGTCTCCATGGAGAACGGCGCCTTGATGTCTCGGCCGTGGCGCAGCGGTGCGTCGAAGATGTCGCACTCGCCGGAGATCAGGCCGTTGCTGCGGCGCTCGGTGTTCTTCACCAGCGGGCGCCCGGTGAGCTTGGCCAGCAGCGCGATGCACTCGGACTCGACGGCGCGGCCCTTGAGGATGGGGCGCGTCTCGATCTCGGCCGGCTCGAAGCCATAGATGGCCTCGCGCACCAGCTCGCGAACGTGTGTCTTGCCGCCGGCGGACAGGCTCTTGCGGCGCGCCTCCTCCAGCACCGACTTCTCTTCGTCGGTGCGCTTGGTCTTGGCAATGATGCCGGCGAGCTCGGCCGTCATGTAAGCCGGGTCAATGTCGGCGTTGAGCGGCGCAGCCATCAGCTTGCCGATGGAGCTGCAGCGGACGATGAGCTCAGACACGGCTGGTCTCCCCATCAGCACGGCGCGCGCACTTGCGCATTTCGCCGAAGTCCTTGCTGAGCGCGGACTGCTCCTTCGCGTTCAGCGTCTTCCACCACGCGGTGAGCTTGGCCATCCCTTCCATAGCGGCGGCCTGGCCGGCATCGCGGTGGGTCTGCAGCGGATCGGGCCGGCCATCACCGCCCTCGGTCTGACGATCAGCGCGAGCGCTCGTGCTGGCGCCGTCGTCGTCCTGACCCTTCTCGGCCACGCCAAGAATGGCCTTGGCGGTGTAGCGCTCCAGGTAGGTGATGGCGGAGCCGACGGCCTGGATGGCGTTCTTGCCGCCGCTGTCGTCGGGCGCAGCGCCAAGGGTGACGGTCTCGCTGTGACCGCCGGTGTGGCGCAGCGTGCAGGTCACTTCCACCCAGCCGCGATCCTGCTTGGTGGTATTCCAACTGATACCAAGGCCGTGCTTCGACAGGTGCGGCGTCACCGCTTCCAGAACGTCCGACAGCTCGGCGTGCTTGTACTGGGTGCGACCTCCCTTGCTCGGGTAGTCGACCTCCTTGCGCTTGATGATTTCGACCGTCTCGGCCTTGAAGGCAGAGAACGCGGCGGCATAGGCCTTCTCGGCCTCGCGACGCTCGTAGCGGTCCTGCAGGTCCATCATCTTCTCGATCTGGTCGAGCGGGATGCCCTGCTTCAGCGCGGCCATCATGATCGCGGCCGGGCTGTTCTCGGCCAGCGCGACGGCGGCCTGCGGGCGCACGACGGGCACGCTACGCGTGGTCTCGGTCGGCTCCAGTTCCAGGGTCGTCGGGCGAAAGCCGGCCGGGTGGTCTTCGGCCAGCGCTACTTGTTCAGCGAGGTCCATGGTGGTTCTCAGGGAAAGAGGTAGGGGATGGCCGGCGCAGCGACCAGGAACAGGGCCGCCAGCAGAGCGCCGCCAGCGGTGATGAGGCTCAGGGCCTCGGAGGCGAGGGGGTCGAGGTTCATCGCGCGGCCACCGTGACGGTCGGAGCCAGGACGAGCGAGGCGACGTGCACCCCGACGACGGCGGCGAACACGACGGCCAGGCCTGCGCCGAGGGTGCGCCACGGGTAGGCAGGCACCTTGGGCGCGGGGTCGCGCTGCAGGTACTCGGCCGGCTCCAGCTCACCTGGGCAGGTGTTGCAGGTACCGGCGGCGTCTTCCCAGGACAGGAGGCGGGTTTGCGGGACGCGGCCCTGCTGATCGCAGCCCGCGGGGACGTAGGGGCGGGCGGCGCTCATGCTGCAGCTCCAGCAGCGGCCAGCGCGCCGGCCTGGATGGCATGCGCCTCGGCGACCAGATGCGGCACGGCGGCGGGGTGGGCCTGCAGTGCGGCAGTGAGCTTGGCTTGGGCGCGGGCCAGCGCATCCAGCAGTGCGGGCGACGCTTCGATGGTGCGTGCGTGCGGGTGAGTCAGGCGGCCGTCGGCGTCGAACCAGCTCTGCGCCATGGCCATGACGCCTTCGCGGCCCGCGCGCGGCTCGCCCTCAGGCAGGCCCGGCCAGCTGGCGAAGCGCGGCACGCAGGCCTGCATGCTCTTGCGCACGCAGTCCATGACCGTGTGCCCGGTCTCCACCTCGGCCAGCAGAACGGCGCCGTTGGGCTTGGCGATCCACTTCCAGGCGGCGCTCATGCCGGCACCTCGGCGCCGCGGCGAGCGCGGTGGATGGCGGCAACGCCGAAGACGGCGCCGGCCAGCTGCTCAGCTTCGTCGGCGGTGAGCCAGCGGCCCTCGCCGTAGAAGCCGACCCAGATCAAATGGAGCGTGTCGCCGAGCGCGTTTTCGGTGGTTGCATCGACAATGCGGAAGTCCTGGGATTCCACGCTGGTGTGCTCGATGTAGGTACCCATCACAGCACCCCGCACAGGCCAGCCGTTTCGTCCACCGCCTCGCACTGCGCGGCGCTCAGTACCACGGGTGCCACTTCAGCCGGCGCGCTCTTCAGCTGCGATTCGAGGTTGCGGACCCGCAGGCGCGCCGCGGCGACGTCCGGGTCCATCAGAAAAGCGTCGAGGCGCAGACGGGCGGCCCGGGTGTTGTGACGGACCGTTCCGCTACCCGGCTCGCAGGCCAGCGCGCGCTCGACGTCAGCTTGGGCCAGCAGCCCGTTCCGGCGCTCCACCAGTTCGGCCAGGTCCCGCCTGGCATCCGACAGCGCCAGCTCGATCGCCGCCCGCCGTCCGAGGGTGAGGCAGCTGTCGCCGGCCCCCGTGCTCTGTGCTTGCATCCCCTGCCTCGCTGCCCCGCCGAGTGGCGTTTTCGTGGGTCTGGGCGCAAATATAGGCAATGCGCTTACTTGAGTCAAGCGCATTGCCTATATTTTTGCGTACGTGCTTTACTGCCGAGTTAGGGAGGACAAGATGAAAACGCTTCGCAACAAGGTTGCAGGGTTGATAAGCCCGCGCGCGCTATGCGAACGGATCACCGCAGAAGTGGCGCGCGACTGCGAGGCTGCTCAGGCGGTGTTTCCAGACGGGGAGCCTCACGAGTGGCTTCAGCTGGCGTTCATGACTCGGATGAACACAGTTGAGTCACTGCTACCGACCAACATGCTTCGAGCGATGGCGATCGATGCGACGCGCATCATCTCGACCATCGGATGGCCGGACTCCGCCCGCGCGCTTGGCTTCTATTTCTTCATGCAAGAACACCCTGGCATCGGCGGGAGCGATCCGTACATCGCGGGCGAGCGGTCCGCCTATTGGCGACTCCTTGCACAGCATGAAGCGGATCGTGAGCTCAGTCGCAGCCTCTACCTGCACCACAACCCACGGCTGGGCATGGGTTATCGACGGGATGCTCCAGCGTCATCGACTGCGGCCGAAGACCTCGCCGAGAAGGTCGTTTTGTGGGCGGATGGCGGGCTGACGGATGACCAACTGTTCGTGAACATTGATCTGTATCGGGTGGTCAAAGGCATACCACCGGCCGCTTTTACAGTCGGCACATGAGGTGGTTGCTGTGTTTCTGCGCATTTGCCGTCAGCTGCGCAGCTTTCGGATGGCCAGGGCGGTCACAGGCTGCAATGCGGGACTTCAAGCGCACCCACTCCTGCCCCGCCACCGGCAAGACCAGCGCCAGCGCCGCATGCCCAGGCTGGCAGATCGATCACGTCGTTCCCCTGAAGTGCGGGGGAGCGGATGCGCCGGCGAACATGCAGTGGTTGACGGTGCATGACCATGCGCTGAAGACCAAGCGCGAGGCGCGGCTGTGTCGCCCCTCAAAGACGGTCGAATCTCACGTATCGCATCAAGCAAACCTATAAAAAGTATAGGATGCGAGACAAGTCTGGTAGCATCAATTCCCGCTTAACCAAGGCCGTTAACGCCTTGGCGAAAGCGAGCTCCCGAAACGTTCGCTTCCGCACTCACGCGTTGGAACGTATGGAGGAACGGGACATTGACCACGAGGACGTTATGACCTGCCTGTCGAAGGGGAAGGCTTACGAGCCGGTTTACACCAACGGCGAGTTGCGGGCAGAAGTGGTTCACCGCGGGTGTTCAGTTCGCGTTGTCATTGCGGGCATTGAGCACGCATCAGAAGATTGGGCAGCCCTAACGGGGTGCCTGGTTGTCACAGTGATCGAGGCAAAGTGATGCATCGCATGAGAGGCACCGGCCTGCCGGATGTCCGGTTGGTCAACGGCTTCGACATTCAGGGCGAAGGAGACGACCAGTCCGTCGCCTACGAGGATCTGCAAGGGCTCTTCAAAGTGCTTGCGAGGACTGTCGCTTGCCGCGGTGCAAACCTGACGGCTCCGGAGTTCCGCTTCCTTCGCAAGCGCTTGTCCATGAGCCAATCCGAGGTCGGCCGGTACGTCGGCGCCACGGACCAGGCTGTCGCCAAGTGGGAGAAGGGGACAACTCCCGTGCCAGTTGCGGCAGCGCGATTACTGCGGCTCGCGTGGCTGAACAAGCATTCGAGACGCGACCTGAACAAGGCCGTCGAGAAGATGCTCTGCGACCGCGACTTCGTTTCCCACGGCTACGTCTTTGAGTACGTCAATGGCGAGTGGCGCGATGTGAGCAGCGCTAACGCACTCGAGCCCATCAAGGCGCAGGCGGCGGAGGCGACGTGGACGGTCATTCAGAGCTTCATGACGTCCAACTCTGATCAACGGCTCCGCCCTGAAGAGACCAAAACCACTTTCGGCCCAGCAGCGATTACATGAGCACGTCCGTTCCATCGCAGTCCGGCCCCCCTGGGGCTGTGAACTTCACCGTCGAGGAAATCGCAACCACGCTGCTTGCGGCCAAAGGCATTACTTCCGGACTTTGGAGGCTGGGTGTGCATCTGACCCTCGGCGGTGGAGTCCACGGCTGGACACAGGCCGGAGACGGTCCTCCCGCGTACCTGCCGACCGCGCTGGTTGGCATAGCGGGTGTCGGACTGGCGCCGGTTAATGAGCCAGGGCCGCTGGTTTTTGATGCTGCCGAGCTGGCCAAGCAGGGCCGCACAAAGCGGAAGCGTGCGCCTAAGCCTTCAGCAGTGCAGGTGGAAACAAAGTAGCCGGCCCTCTGACCGCATCAAGCCATGCTCGCTTACCAGGACCTGCTCGACATCGGCCTGTCGCCTGACGCGGAGACGCTGCAGGCGCGGCTCGTGGCGGCCGCAGGCAAGCTCGGGTTCGGCCTGGCCGGCGGGACGTTGATCCGCGGCCGGCTGGCGTCGCGTAAGGCGATGGTGCACAGCTTCGGGAACCCGCCAGATGGGTTCTACGAGGTCTTTAAGTCGCAGGACGTTGGAGTACGTGATCCGCTGCTGACTGCGATGCAGGCCAAGCAGGGGTGCCACGTCTACGACCAAGCCTTCTACGTCGCCGCAGGGGCTGGCGAGTTGTGGGAGCTGCAGGCGCCGTTCGGATACCGCAACGGCATGGCGATCTCGCTGCACGAGTTCTCGCACGCTGAGACCTTCTGCTTCGGCGTGGACAGCGCTGATCCGGTTCCGACTGGCGCGGCACGGTTCAAGCTCGAGGGCGATCTCCGGCTGATCGTGCTGCATGCGCAATCAGCGGCGAAGCGGATCCACACGGCCGCGCCGGCTATTGATCTGAACGCCGTCGGCAAGGAAGAGGTAGAAGCCTTGAAATGGGCCGCTGACGCTCAGGTCGTGCACCTGCGCGGCGACAAGGTCGTCATCACGAACCCAACTAGGGCCCGGGCCCAGCGAACGGCTGCCCAGAAGCTCGCCGCCACCACGGGCCCAATGGCGATCCTGCGCGCCATCGAAGGCGGCCTGATCAAGCCAGCCTAGGGATTGCACCCGCCCTACAAGGGTTGGTAGCTACCAGAAATACGTACGTATGCCACAGTGGCTTCGAGCCGATTCGGTTCGAACGCAACCCACTGGAGCATCTACATGCATAGCTTTTTCGACGCCTTCCTTGAACTCCTCGGCATCCCCTACGGTGGCGGCTGATCAGGCAGCGTCGCGAATGGCCCCAATCTGGGCCGTTGTGATCCAGCCCTCTCGCACGGCGCGCATGCCCGCCACCATCGTGGCCTTGACGCCGTACCGCGCGCGAGCGCGGTCCAAGTGCACTTCTACGGTCCGAGGCCCAATTCCCATGGCCTCGGCCGTTTCCTTCGTCGATTTGCCGGCCATGTAGTAGGCCAGGCACTCCAACTCGCGTGGCCGCAGCATGCACGTCTTCGGTGGCATGAGGACCTTCAGGCCACAGCTGGCATAGATCGCCGCCATCTGAGCGCCTGCGTGCAGTTCGTACAACGCCTCGCGCGTCGCGTGGGGTTGGTCGGTTCCGAATACCACGGCACACGCCGAATGCGCATCGCGCGAGATCGCGGCGGCCCCGAACTCGAACCCCTCGACGCTCACCTCCAGGCCACCAGCGCCGAGCTCGACTGGCATGCCCGTCACGCGCAGCGTTGTCAGCAGCCGGTCCACCGTCCAATGCCGAGAGCCGAGCAGCACAACGCCAGCCGCATCGCTGCCGCTGTGCAGCAGATGCTGCACTTCGCCGTCTTCTGCGCCACCAAGGCCGAAGACGATGAACCGCTCGGCGCCAGCGGCGAGGCACAGGGCCTGCATGGCCTCCGTGAACTTTTCAACGGAACTGGGCTTCTCTAGTTCTTGGTAGTGGTTCGAAAACATCAACGCTGCCTGCTACTTACGTATTCCTGGTAGTTGCCATTGCAGGGCGCCGTCGTCACACTGACATCTGTCGCGCATGCCACTTGATGGTACGAGGCGCAACCCCTACGAGAACGGGACCCTGGAAGGTATACCGGGCACCACATCGGGGGTTGGCAACATCCTCAGCATTGGGGCTGCAGCGACGGGAGGAAGAAACTTGTCAGCCGCGTTCCAGGTCATCGAGCAGCAGGCGCTGCGCGTCATCGTCATCAACAACCTACATGCCGCCGCCGCGGCAGAAGCCGTCCGAGAAGCGCTTGGGTGCCCCATTGAGCCAAGCTGCGGCATCGTGATCCACATGCTTGGTCAGCACGTCGATGTGCTGCGAATGCATTCTGCCCTTCTGAACTGGGCTTGCGGCACATCAAGCTCGAGCGGCTTGGCGATGGTCGGGAACGACTGCACAGTCCAGGCGTTTCGCGGCATCGCTGCCGACCTCGCTAGGAAGGGCATTCCGGTGGGCGTCTTTAGCGATCGGAACCTGGTGGACGCTTTGGCTTACGCGGTGCGCGCGGCGAGGCTTGCGGTGGCGTCCCCTCGAACTGCTGAAGCGCGTTGTCCATCAACGCGTACACGATCCGCTGGGCTTCTTCGTCCTTCAGCGAGTCAAACCGCCGTGCCAAACTGATTGCACGGAGCGACATGCCGGGCGGAACACCGTTTGGCGACAACTCCTCGTTGACACGCTTGATCGCCTGCCCCAGGGCCTCGTCATAGTTGACGGTAAAGGCCTTGAAGCCCCAATGATCCGGGCCGACGACGTCAGCGAAGTAGGCCATCAGATGGTCTAGGTGCTCTTTGTCGATGCGGCCGGTTCGGGTCCAGGCCGACACCGATGGCTGCATGACGCCGAATTCGGTCGCGACGTCCTGCTGGGTCACGCCCTTCAGCTTCATTGCCGCTTTGATCGCGGCTCCTAGTTCCTTCCCCGTCAGCATTCGCGCATTCCAACAGGCATTGCCTATAACGTGCAATGCGCTTGACCGAAGTAAGCGCATTGCCTATATTTCAGCCCATGAACGGTGTTCAACGGGCAATCAAAAACTTCGGCAACCAGGTCGCAATGGCCGACGCGCTCCGCATCTCGCAGCCCACCGTCAGCGGCTGGGCGAGAGAGCAATCTGACCCGGCCTGGCGGCCTGTCCCGCCCCGACTCTGCATCGCCATCGAGATTCATCCACTGAACCGCGCTTCGGAGCGTCCGGTGATGCGGTGGGATCTGCGACCCGATGACTGGTGGCGCGAGTGGCCCGATCTGGTCGGCGCCAAGGGCGCTCCCGTTCCGCCGGCGGTCGACGTCACAGCTCCTGCTGCACAGGAGGCCTGACATGAGGCGCTGCAAACGACGCCGCGTTGCGCCGGTCCCTCCGCTGCCGTGGCACATGCGGTCCGCTCTGGCGGATGTTCGTGCGCGGCTCGCGGCGGCAGCGGTCGGGAAGGAGCCGGACGACCTCGCGGACCAGCTGCTCAGGTCGAGCGGGCTGCATCCTCGACCAACCGCTGAAGCATCGCGTCCTGGCGAACGCGCTGCCGAGAACGTCAGGCGCCTTGTGGCGATCCGGGCGCACGCGGAGGCTCGGAAAGCGCCCGAATCACCGTGTTCATGTGTTCGCGCTGCGCATCCGGCATCGGCTGAAACAGCAGCCGATCGGAGTAGAGCGACGCCGTCTTTGCTATGTCGTGCATGGCGCTGGATCGCTCGTGCGCTGGCATGTTCTGCAGCAGGCACATGCAAATGAGCTTGATCGCTTCGATCTCGGCGCGGAGCGTCTCGACTTCCGTCATGGGTGCCCTCCCTGGGCTTGCTGGTGTGGAAGCCGCAAGCGTATCCGGGGCAGGGCGCCCGCCCATTCGGCGCCATCACCGCTTCTGCGGCGGCATCTGCGCAACCCGCTGGCGCAGGTCCTGCGCTGCGAGCGCGTTCTGCATCGCCCGGCGCGCCAGCTCTGCTGCCGCCATCTCCATCCAGTGCCGCAGCCAGAAGGCCAGCGACTCCTTGGCCTGTTCATTCAACGATTTCACTGGGAGGCCTCGCAATGGCTGACGAAGACCTGCTGCTGTCCCGCGGCAACGAGAGACACATCGAATTGCGCGGCATGTGCCCGGCCATGACGGTGTCGGTGCTTGACGCCGTGAGCCTGAGCAAGGGGCAGACCCGCACTGAGCTGGTCAACGAGATCTTGGGCGACTGGGCGAAGGCGAAGGTGCATGAAGCCAGTCTCGTCTCTCGCGTGCTGCAGGGCAATCCGCTGCCCGCGGAGGCCGCCGGATTGGTTGGCTGAGCTATGGACCGCCGCGTCATCTTCATCAAGGCGCCGCCGGCCCCCGCGTGCTTCGAGACCCGCGGGCAATGGGTGGAGTACCTGAGCAGCGCCCAGGCCGCCGGCAAGGTACTGCCGTTCAAGGACGGCGCCTACCGGCCGGAGTTCCAGTTCTGCAGCGACTGCCCGGCGAAGCACGCCCACGCGATGCACCTGCAGGGGAAGTGCGATCCCAAGGGCTATCGCGCCCGATTGATGGCGGCCGCACCGCGAGGGCAGGGCGCCGATTCCGAGAGCGCCGCGGCCATTCCGGCCGGCGCCTGAACCCTTCCACCCTCACCGGAGACCAGGATGGTCGTCAACAAGCAATACGTCCTCGCCGCCTACTGCGAGGCCCGCAACACCCTCGGTCACGAAGACGCCGTTGCTCAGGTGGCCGGCGAGACCGGCCAGGCCGTCGAGACGGTGCAGGCAGTGATCGACGAGGAGTCGGCGACGGCATGACTAAGTCCAACCGCTCCGCCATGGCTCGCGCCAAGAGGCTCGCTACCAAGCGCCGCAAAGAGGCGGCGAAGCCTGCCGCCCCTGCAGCGGCTGAAACCGCGGGCCGCCCCACTCCCGAGGAGCTGGAGCGCGCGGGTCAACTGAGGCTGATTGCATGACGGTCCGAATCCTTCAGGGCGACTGCCGCGACGTTATGCGCACGCTGCCAGAGAACAGCGTCGACGCCATCGTGACGGACCCACCCTACGAACTGACCAGCGCGCGGCCCGGCGGCCGCAGCGAAGCCACCCGCGGCAAGGTCATGGGCGGCTTCATGGGCATGAAGTGGGACGGCACTGGCGTGGCCTTCGACGTCACGACCTGGTCCGAAGCACTCCGCGTATTGAAGCCCGGCGGCTACCTACTGGCCTTCAGCGGCACCCGCACCTATCACCGCATGGTCTGCGCCATCGAGGACGCCGGTTTTGAAGTTCGGGACCAGGTAGGCTGGGCCTTCGGCAGCGGCTTCCCCAAGAGCCACAACGGGCCGTGGGGCGGCACCGCGCTGAAACCGGCTTGGGAGCCGGTTGCTATGTGCCGCAAGCCGCTGGAGAAGGGCCTCACCGTTGCCGCCAACTTCGCCAAGTGGGGTACCGGGGCGCTGAACATCGACGGTTGCCGCATCCTCGTCGAAGACGAAGAGCGCGCACCCATCACCGGCGCCGGCGGCCTACCGACGCGTCACACGGTCGATGAGGTCCGCACGCCCGGCGTCGTCGCTCAACCGCACGAGTTGGGTCGCTGGCCCGCCAACCTGATCCACGACGGCAGCGATGAAGTGCTGGCGGCGTTCCCGATCGCCCCCGGTCAGATCGCCCCTGTGAAGTTCGACGCCGAGGAACGCAAGACGGGCACCGTCTACGGCGCGATGAAGCGCGGGCATGAGCCAAGCGCCAACAGCGACAACACCGGCGCCGTGGGTTTCAAGATGAAGCCGGGCGCGCGCCGCTTGGACTCGGGCAGTGCGGCGCGCTTCTTCTACTGCGCAAAGGCTGACCGCGCCGACCGCAACGAAGGCCTCGAAGGCCTCGAAGGCCAGACTACTGACGATGGCCGCAAGGTCCAAGCGGACAACGCCTACCAGCGCGGCAAGACCGTCCGCCAGAACAACCATCCGACCGTCAAGCCTACTGACCTGATGCGGTACCTGTGCCGCCTCGTAACGCCGGCTGGCGGCGTAGTACTTGACCCGTTCCTCGGCAGCGGCTCGACCCTCAAGGCGGCCGAGCTGGAAGGCTTTGGCGCCATCGGCATCGAGTTGGACCCGGACTACATCGCCATCGCGCGCCGCCGCATCGCCGCTGACGCGCCCCTGTTCGCCAACGTTGAAACGGAGGCCGCCTGATGCGCACCCCCACCGACCCCACCGACAAGCCGCTGGTCCTTCCGCCTCGGCCTGCGCCGACGCCGGCACCGCCCGCGGTAGAGCAATGGCGTGCCACTGACAAGCCGGGCATCGAGCGCAACACCGATGGCCAGCTCCGCACCGTTCCTGTCCACAAGCCATGAGCCAAGCCACCCTTGACGTCCGCCCTCCTGACCTGGCCACGGCCCGCGCCGTCGGCGAGGTCGGCGCCCAGCTGGCCACCGACCGGGCAGAGCGCGACGCGCCGGGCTTCGTTGCGCGTGCGGAGGCGGCAGTGCTTGCCAAGCTCGCCACGGGCCCGGCGAGCGGCGAGGACATCACCGACTACGTGCAGCAGGTCGTCGGCTTCAAGGACGGCCGGGCCATGGGCTCGGTGTTCGCTTCGATGCTCCGCCGCGGGCTGATCGTGGTCATCGGCGAGTGCAAGCGCCGGCGCGGCCACGGCAGCCGCGGTGGCTCCATCTATTCGAGGTGCGGCTGATGCGCGAGTACGGCAAGGTCTTCAGCAGCATCTACGAGAGCGACGATTTCCGCTCGCTCAGCGAGGACGGTCGCACGTTGGTGCTGTACCTGCTGATCTGCAAGCACGCGACCATCGCAGGCGTGTTCCGGGTGCCGGATGGGTACGTCTGCGAAGACTTGCAGTGGACTCCGGAAAGGGTTTCGAAAGGGTTCGAGAACCTCGCCGCAAAGGGTTTTGCAACGCGTTGCTCGGCAACCCTGTGGGTTTGGGTAACGAAGTTTTTGGAGTGGAACCCGCCTGAGAACCCGAACCAGCGTAAGGCCGCCGCGAAGGTGGTCGCGCGCGTGCCGGATCAGTGCACATGGCGCGAGCGTTTTCTCTCTGAAATCGGCCCGTCTCTTGGCATCGAGCCGCCGCCGTTGCCACCCCCGCCTATGCCTCCGGCGCCGAACCCTTCGGCAACCGTTCAGAAACGGTTCCTTAACCAGGAGCAGGAACAGAAGCAGGAGCAGGAACAGGAACAGAAGCATTCCGATGCTGACGCATCGGGCGGCGCCGCCGCCGATGTGATCGCCGCAGGCGCCGCGCTTCAAATCGAAGGTCGGGACCTCTCCGAAGCAGAGGAAGTGTTGCTCTGGAACGGCGCCCTGGGTCTTCTCATTCCCAGCTACAGCGAAGCGGCGGGCGAGGCCAAGCAGCGCGAAGCCAAGGCCAGGCTGTTCGTCGGCGGCCTGGGTAAGCGCATCAAGACCGCCGGTGCCGACCGCCGCGTCCTCTTTGAAGCCATTCAGGCCGCCTGCGTCGAGCGGCCGATCAACCCCGAGACATGGCTCTCTGCCGCGGTAGCCGAGCGCTGCGGCCGGCGCCAGCAGCCGAATCGACAAGAGGCCCAGGAGCAGCGCAACCGTGCGGCTGCCGACGACTGGGTAGCCCGCAAGCAACGCGAGATGGAGGATGACCATGCGACCCAGTGACTTGAAGCCGTTCTCGGTGCTGCTGTCCGACGTTATGGCCTACTACGGCAAGGACGTCTCCAGCTTCACGCAGGACCTGTTCTGGAACGCCTGTCGCGGCGTCGACTTCGAGCAGGTGCGCCGTGCCTTCGAGGCGCACGCCAAGGACCCGGAAAGCGGCCGCTTCCCGCCCAAGGTCGCGGACCTGGTGAAGCACCTGCAGGGCACGCAGACCGACCGCGCGCTGATCGCTTGGGGCAAGGTCGCGGCGGCGCTGAGCGACGTCGGCGCCTACACAGATGTTGTCTTCGACGATCCGCTGATCCACCTCTGCATCGTTGACCACGGCGGCTGGCCCAAGTTCTGCCGCACGCCGTTCGACGAGCAAAGCTATCTGCAGCACCGCTTCTGCGAGTCCTACCGGGCCTACGCGGCGCGCGGAGCTCCCTCGGAATACCCCGCCCGCCTGACGGGCGCCGGAAGCGGCGCAGATGATTTTGCAAAGGTTGGCATGGCGCCGCCGAAGCCGCGACTGGTGGGCAACCGGGAACTCGCCCTGCAGGTCCTCGCCGGCGGCGCCGCGGTGCAGCGTCTGGCCGCCGTGCCGGCGCTGGCTGCGCTGCCGCCGCCAATGCACGGAGAAGCGGCATGAGTGCGCTGCAGTCCTGCATGGGCGGCTGGTGCACGAGGCGCGACCACTGCGCCCACTTCCACGCCGCCAGCCCAGACCAAACCCCTTCCCAGCGCCTGTGCCCTCCAGGTCATGACGGCGCAGGCCTGCAACCTCTATCCGAGGAGATCAACGTGCGAGACAACTACATGTTCATCGACGACCGGATCGAGCAGATCCGCCCGCTGCTCAAGCCAGAGGGTACGCCCCGCAACGCCATCGCGGCGGCCATCGGCATCAAGACCAAGTCCTGCATGGCGCGCATCATGCAGATCGCCGTGGCCAAGGGCGAAGCGTTCCTGGCCGTGGCGCGTGTGTCCCAGACGATGAAGACAGCCGAGACTGTCTACTTCCCGACCGCCGACGCCCGCGATGCGTTCAAGCGCTCCTATGACGAGGCTCGAGCGGCCAAGCACAAGGAGCGTCAGGCGAAGCGGTCGCGCGACAGCTATCTGCGGCACCGCGGCAGCGAGGTGGCCAAGCGCCGGGCAGCAGAGGCCGCGGACCAGCGGGCGGCCCAGCACGCGGGACAGGGCCAGGCCAGCCAGCGCTCGGACAGTACCGCCATGAAGGCCGCGGAGCGCGAGCAGGCCAAGCGGCGGGCTCGCCTGGAGCGAGAAGCCAAGGCCGCCGCCAACCAGCGCGAGAAAGCCGAGGCAAAGAAGCTGAAGGACCGGCTCAAGGCCGAGACGAAGGCGGCTGGCCAACTGGCCAAGCTTAAGGTGACTGCCGTTGCGGCGCCGCGCGTCGTCGTGCCGAAGGGCCCGGCGCACATCGCTGGCGAACTGGACATGTCCCGAGCCAAGATCACCCGGGCGCCGACGCCGCCGGACCGCTTCACCGTCACCCAGGCGCCGAGCGTCGTCTCGTCCGTCCAGTGCCGCAAGTGGGCGGAGGCCGTCGCGGCATGAGCATCACCATCAACGTCCCGATGGTGCTGGCCAGGAACCCAGTCGCCCGCGCCGTCGAGCGTGCAAATCTGCGTCGCTGGTTCACCGCGACCGCCCTACAGGTTCAGTCCATGGCCGATGGCGCGCCCGGCGGTTCGCTGTTGATTGGCCTTGCGGAAGCGCTGGGCATGGCGTGCAAGGCCGCCGAGGGCTTCGACGATCCGCAGGACGTGCGCGGCACACTGACCGAAGCGATGGGCCGGCTGGTGGCCATGACGGACGGCGGCTCACGTTGGGACCAGGCGCATGCTGAGCCGCTGTGCGACGCGCTGGACATCGCGGTCCAACTGCTCGCCGTCTCCAGCCCGGAGGACAAGCTCAAGGCCTGGGCGTGGTGCCAAGCCGCGGCAGGAAACAGGGTGGCCGCATGACCGATCTGTACGCCACCGCCTGCCCCGACTGCCTGGCCGCTGCGGCTGACCGCCTACACGCCGGCTACCGCTCCGGCTGCAAGGGCTGTGCTGCGCGCGCTGTCGCTCGCGGCCCGGACTTCCACCGCTGCCGCACCGCCGGCAAGCAGGACCGCCGGCACCGCGACCTACTCGCCGCCGTCGGCGTGACTCATGAGGCTGTCGTCAAGGCGGCCGAGACCGACCGGGAAAGGGCTCCAGCATGACCGCGCTGATGGAACGCACTGCTAGTACGCCCGAAGAGTGGCACGCAGCGATCACGGCCGTGTACCAGGCCGGTAAGGCGATGTTCGACGACGACAAGCGCCCGCACGTCGAGCTGACCGCGGAGGGCGACACGCTGACCCTGCGGCAGCTGCGCTTCATCCACGGGCCAATCCTGAAGCAGATCAGCGAGCAGGTCGCCGTCGAGGGCGTGCGCTACACGAAGGAGGTCTGGAAGCGCCACCTGAAGGAGCTGTTCATCCCCGACCGCTTCGTGATGGTCCAGGCACCCTTCGTCCGCGACGCCAGGACCGGACACTGGAGGCCCTCCAAGCGCAAGGTGCCGCGCAAGGTCGAGAAGAGCCTGACCCAGTTGACCGGTCGCGCCCGCTCCGACTTCATCGATCAGGTCTTGGCGCACGCGGCCACCGAATGGGGCGTCGAGTTCGTCTTCACGTTCGACGAGCGGGAGGCGGTGCGGTACCGGCCGCCGCTGCGAAAGGCGCAGAAGGCCACGGCGGAGCGCGGAGAGGCGATGCCGGCATGAGCGCCTACAAGCCAACGAAAGCGCAGCTTCGTCTGCTGGCCAACCTGCGTGATGGTCGCCCCGCGGGCGACGGCATCGCATCGGGCAAGGCTGCAGAGGTCGAGTCCAACTGCACGCGCAATGGCCTCCTGAGAGCGTGGCCGTTTCCTGGACGCGGGCGCTTGAGCGAGGCCGGGTGGCGAGTGTTGGAGGGCGCGCGATGAAGCGCAGCCCAATGAAGCGCGGCAAGCCCCTGGCCCGCGGAGCCGGTTTCAAGAAGCTCGCCAAGCCCGAGCGCGCACCGGTGCCGGCGTACCGGCTGACCAGACCCTGCAGCGCCGCGGTCATCGATGAGACCGTCATCGCGCTGCCGAAGGCGTCGCCGACGAAGCCCGGCAAGCGTACGGCGACCGTGGCCGAGAAAGCCTGGATGGACTCGATCACTGCACTGGGCTGCATCGCCTGCCTCATCGATGGCCACCCGGGCACGCCCGGCGCCGTGCACCACATCCTGAGCGGCGGCCAGCGCATTGGCCACCTGTTCACGATCTGCCTGTGCGACCCCGGCCATCATCAGAACGGCCAGCAGCTCGGCAAGGTCAGCCGCCACCCGTGGAAGGCTCGCTTCGAGGCGCAGTATGGCGCCGAGATGGATCTGCTGGAGCTGAGTCAGCAGCTGGTGCAGGGAAGGGCTGCAGCATGATCCGTGTCGACATGCGCACCGTGCCTGGAATGAATGTCCGCGAGCACTGGCGCGCGAGGGCCCGGCGCGTGAAGGCGGAGCGCCAAGCCGTCGCGTGGATGCTCGTCGGAGTTCCGAAGCCGGCGCTTCCGTGCGTTGTCACGCTGACTCGCACGGCGCCATCGAACGGGCTCGACGACGACAACCTGGCCGGCGCACTCAAGGCGGTGCGCGACCAGGTCGCCGCGTGGTTGGGCGTGGACGACAAGCATTCGGACCGCGTAAGGTACATCTGCACGCAGCGGCGCGGCCCGTGGGGCGTGGAGATCGCGTTTGCGGCCGATGACGAGCTCATGCGACTGACAGATGGCCTGCGGCCCGCGTTGCCCAGCGACGCCATCGGCGACTTGGTCATGCTGACGCGCCGGCGGCCAGACGGATGGAAGGATCGCGTCGTCTGTGGCATATGCCACCACGACTCGTGGGAGAGGCGCGGCAAGCACTACCACTGCTGGAACTGCAACGGCGCTGGCGACGTGCTCGAGGCGGACGGTGACGACTGGCGTCTGGTGAAGCGCGGGGAGCCAGCGTGATGCGCTGCTCCATCTGCAACCGCCCGCTGCTGCACTGCGCTGTACCGGGCATCGCCATCGGCCCGACCTGCGCTGCAAAGCGCGGCCTGGCACCAGAGCGCTCACCTCGCGTGCGCCTCTTCGACATCCGGGCCACGCAGCCCGACACCCACCAGGTTGACTGGGTCAACCTCATCAACGCCGGCCTGTTGGCTGGCGATGCCGGAAGGGCAGTGCCATGAACAGCGCCAAGGTCGTCGAGCTTCCCGCGTCGACATCGTTCAAGCCTGAGCAGGCGCTGCATTCGGCGCTGCAGATGGACCTGAGCGACGTGCTGGTCATCGGCTATGACCCCGCGGGCGTGCTGGCGGTGCGGTCGTCGCAGATGACACGCGCTGACGCCCTGTTCCTGGTCGAGCAGGCGCGCGAGTGGGTCATGCGCGGCGGGCTCTGATACGGGTTGACTTCTGGCCTTCTGCTCTTGCAATCACCACACACAGAGCCACGCGGGGCCGGGTTCGGTGGGTGGGCGCACCAGGGCTAGTCCGTGAGGTGGTCTGCTGTGGTCTTGTGACGCGACGGCGGTTGCACGCCGGAAAGCCTGACCCTTTTCAAGCCAGCGCCCGGCTGGAAACTAGCGAACCGGGCACCCTCAGGGCACTTTTGCGCCATCAGCGGGTTCGTGCATGAGGGCTCGCTCGACGAGCGTCATGACTATGTCGGATGCCCAGCGGCTCAGCCGCTGATCGTCGGCGTCTGTCGTCCCCGTCACATGGCAGTTGCCATCGCGGTCGATCTGGAAGCGTTCAAGGATCGGCCTGCTGGCATCGAGCGGATGCTTGGTGAGCACCGCAGACACGCGACCGATGACGCCCAAGGTCGTCGAGCGCAAGTAGGTCAGGCGCAGTTCCAACTCGATCTGCTCGTATGCGATCCGCATGAGTGAATTGTTCGGCGCGAGCTCTAGTTCGATGCCCTTCAACTTGCATGGCTCGCTTTTCAAGTAATCGACTGCTCCTTGAAAGTCTGCGAAGGTTTGCTTCACCCGTTCGATCTGGCGCGCGAGCGACCGCTCCCGCTCCGCGTTCCACATGATTGCCTGCATTGGGGTCCCTCCTGATAGGTTGTCAGCGGCCCGATGCAAGCCGCGCAGGCATTCTGCACGGGTTGACATTCGACCTTTCACCCTTGCAATGCTGCTCATGCCCACCGCGCATGAGTGCCTGAGCGCACAGCAGCCCCCGCCCCGCGAGAACATCTACTCCGCCGTCCTGCGCCAAGCCGCAGAGAGGCGCCAGCAGCTCCCCCGGCACGAGGCCGCCCAGATCGAGCGCATCTGGGCCAAAGCGGAAAGCCATGGCGACCGCTAAGACCAAGCCCGCCGCCAAGAAGGCCGCCCCCGCGAAGAAGCCAGCAGCCAAGGCGAAGCCCAAGGCAGCGGCTCCAGCGCGACCGGGCAAGAAGCTGTCGCTCGCAGAGCAACTGACCCCAAAGGCGGAGCGCTTCGCCCACGAGTACCTGATCGACCTGAACGCCACGCAGGCCTATCTGCGCGCCTTCCCAGGCGTGAAGGCATCGACCGCGAACGTCGAGGGTTGCCGACTACTAGCTAACCCTAGTGTGGCCGCTTTCATCGCTTCTGAGCGGGCCAAAACGGCCAAGAAGCTGGAGATCACGCGCGAGGCGCTGCTGGCGGAGATCTGGAACGTCGTGATCGCTGATCCGCGTGAGCTGGTCTCGCACATCGTGCTGTGCTGCCGCCACTGCCATGGCATCGGCCACGCGCACCAGTGGAAGACGCAGGAGGAGTTTGAGGTCGCGCACGAGACGGCGCTGGTGGAGTACGAGAAGAAGCGTGCATCCCGGCGGCCGGGTGAACCGGAGCCAACGCTGCGGCTCCCATCCGACGCGGGCGGCTTCGGCTTCGATCCGCGCCTGGAACCTCATCCCGATTGCCCGGAATGCCTGGGCGCCGGGCGCGGCCGCACGTTCATCAAGGACACGCGCAACTTGAGCCCGCAGGCCGCCGCGCTGTATGCGGGCATCAAGGAGACGGAGAAGGGCATCGAGGTCAAGATGCATTCGAAGCTCGACGCGGCGGAGAAGATCGCTCGCCATCTGGGCATCTACGAGAAGGACAACGAGCAGAAGGGCAAGGGCCTGGGCGACATGCTGACGGCCTTCGCTGCGGGCATCCACTCGCGCCAGGGCGGCCGGCTGCCCATCGCGGCGCCGAAAGCCACCGCTGACCTGAAGCCGCCGCTGGGCGGCCAGAAGGGCAAGACGTGGAAGTGACGGAGATCGAGGCCGGCGGCGAGCTGGCGATCAACATCGAAGCCATGCTCGGGCCCGATGCGCGGCTCGACGATCTGAACTGGCGCCTGGACAACTTGTACTGGATCGTCAACAAGGACGCCAAGCCGGTGCCGTTCTGCATGAACGACCAGCAGCGCGATTTTGTGTCGCGGCTCTGGTACCGGAACCTGATCCTGAAGGCCCGCCAGCTGGGCTTCTCGACGCTCATGCAGATCCTGGAGCTGGACCAGGCGCTGTTCAACCGCGACTTCAACTGCGTGGTCATAGCGGACACGCTGCCGAACGCCGGCAAGCTGTTCAAGAAAGTCGAGTTCGCCTACGACCATCTGCCCGACCTGCTGAAGGGCATGTTTCCGGTCCACAAGAAGACCCAGGGCAGCGAGATCACCTTCGGGCACCTGGACGCCGAGGGCAAGCTGCACCCGAGCACGATCAGCGTGAGCGTGTCGGCTCGCGGCGGCACCGTGCAGCTGCTGCACGTCTCCGAGCTCGGAAAGATCGCACTCAAGTTCCCCCAGCGCGCCGAGGAAATCAAGACAGGCGCCTTCGAGGCGGTGCCGCAGGACGGCTGCATCGTGGTCGAGTCCACCGCCGAGGGCGCCTTCGGCCTGTTCTACGAGTTGTGCGAGCCGGCGATGAAGCGGCGCGAGGCCGGCATGCCCGAGACGGTGCTCGACTGGCGTCTGCACTTCTATCCGTGGTTCGATTGCAAGGACTACCGCCTGAGCGACGAGGACACGGCCGTCGTCGAGATCCCGGCGGCCATGAAGCAGTACTTCCGCAAGCTGGAAGCCGAGCTGCGGATCACCATCGACGCGAACCAGCGCGCCTGGTACGCCAAGAAGGCCGAGACCTTGGGCAAGAAGATGAAGCAGGAATACCCTGCGACGCCCAAGGAAGCGTTCGAGCAGGCCATCGAGGGAGCGGTCTACGGCGAGCAGATGACATGGCTGCGCGAGCAGGGCCGCATCGGCTCGGTGCCGCTGGACATCAACTTCCCGGTCGACACCTTCTGGGACTTCGGCCTCTCGGACAACAACACGATCTGGTTCCACCAGCAGATCGGCCTGCAGCACCGCTGGTTCTACTACATCGAGGGCAACGGCAAGGACCTGCGCCACTGGTGGCTGACGGTGTGCGAGGCGCACCGCAAGCGCCACGGCTACGTCTGGGGCCGCCACTACCTGCCGCACGATGCCGACGCCGAGATCCTGGGCGAGGTCGTGACGACCAAGCGAAGGATCTTGGAAGGCCTGGGCATGGGCCGCGGCGAGGGCGGCGCCATCGTCGTCGTGCCGCGCGTGGCCACCATCGGCCAGGGCATCGAGATCACGCGCTCGGCGCTGCGCGGCAACCACTGGTTCGATGAGCGCAAGCCCGATTTCGAGGCCGGCGAGGACATGGGCGCTGGTCATGGCATCCGGTGCCTGGACGGCTACCAATTCGTCTGGGATGAGAAGCGCGGCGTCTGGTCAAGCGAGCCGCTGCACAACTGGGCGAGCCATGGTGCCGATGGCTGGCGCCAGTTCGCGCAGGGCTACCAGGGCCCAGTCACCCAGGCCGCCGGCGATTCCCTTTCACGGTTCAAGCAGCGCGACAGGCGCTGGAGGTAAGCATGCAACTCTCTCCCATCCTCACGCCCGACAGCCGGCCCATGTGGTCGGCCGGTGGCGATCACGCCTGGAAGACCTTCGAGCACCGCGGCTTTGTCGTGAGCCTCGAATGGGTCGGCAATCACCGCCGCGCCGCGCCGTGCATGTGCATCTGGTCGGCCAGCAACGTGTTCGTCTCTGGCGAGGGCAACGGCATCTGGGTGATCAGCCGCCGCGCCATCACCGAGTTCATCGGCTTCACGAACGACGGCCGCTGCACAGGCGGCGCGTCCGAGCACTGCTACCGCGAGGCCCTGGCGGCGCTCGAGGTGCTGGGCAAGGACGCCAACGACAAGCAAGCGTTCCTGGCGCTGGTCGATTGCGTGGTCCGCTTCGCGCCCGAGCTGGTGCACATGCCGCCCACCCCGCGGAGCATCCGCCGCGAGATGGCGGGCCAGGCCATGTGGGAGGTGACGGCGAAGGACAAGAACACCGGCAAGGTCATCAGCGAGGCGGCGGTCTGACATGGCAAGCCCTGAACTCAAGCGCACCATTCCCAAGAAGGACCGCGCCGCGCACGCCGATGCGCTGCAGCAGCGCGCATCCAGCGAGGCGGAGAAGAACGAGGCGCTGCACCGCCGGCTGATCGGCTGGTTCTTCCACGAGGCAACCCGCCAGGCGTCGAACCGTCGGCAGATGGCGAAGTGCGAGGCCTACTACGACAACGAGCAGATCGCCCGCAAGCGCGCCGACGACCTGCGCGACCGCGGCCAGGATCCTGTCGTCTACAACGAGATCGCGCCTGCCATCGACTGGATGATCGGCACGGAGATCCGCAACCGCACGGACTTTGTCGTCGTGCCGGAGGAAGAGGGCGAGGAAGCCGCCGACGAAGCGCAGGCGAAGACCAAGACCATGAAGTGGCTCGACGCGACGAACAAGGCGTCGTTCGAGCGCAGCGACGCCGTGCAGTCGCAGCTGAAGGCGGGGCTGGGCTGGGTGGAGGTGGGCGTTCGCGGCGATCGCTCTGGACCGATCGTGTTCATCGGCGGCGACAGCTGGCGCAACCATCTGCACGACAGCCAGGCCACCAAGCGCGGTTTCACCGATGGCCGCTATCACTTCCGCATCAAGGTCGTGGACCTGGACGTCGCTATCGCCTGCTTCCCGGACAAGGAGACGGAGCTGCGCCGCGTCATGCAGGAGGGCGACCAGTTGAACTCGTTCGGCGCCTGGCTGGGCAGCGGACTGATCTCTGGGCTGGATCACTTCGACGGCAGCTGGGAGCCCGACGAGTTCAACACCGCACGGCCGGTCGACGTCTTCAACCCGCGCGAGCGCGTGATGCTGGTCGAGTGCTGGCATCGTGAGCCCATCAAGCGCAAGCTCGACGACGAGGGCCTGGGCGATCCCGTCACCTGGGAGATCAGAGTCACGATCATGACCGAGCACGACGTGCTGCACACCGACGTCAGCCCGTTTCGGCATGAGCTGTTCCCGTTCATCCCGTACGTCGCCTACGTCAAGCGGTCGACGGGCATGCCCTACAGCCCAATCGTGCGCATGATCGGCCCGCAGGACGCGCTGAACATGCGGATGGGGCGTTCGGTCTGGGAGGCGGCAAAGAACCAGGTCAAGATGGAGAGGACCGCCATCGACGCGGAAGTGATGGACATCGAGGAGATTCGGGCCGAACTCGATGACCCGAACGGCATCGCCGTCTTCGCCGATGGCGCGCTGTCCGCAGGCAGGGTGCAGGAGCGCGATGACCTTGGCAAGGCCCAGAGGCAGCTGCAGCTGGCCGAGCACGACCTCATGCACTTGCGGCAGACGTCCGGCGTGACGTCGGAGAACCGCGGACTCGACTCGAACGCGACCAGCGGCAAGGCGGTGCTCGCCAAGGCGGATCAGGGCTCGATCCTGACGGCGCAGCTGGTGGACAACCAGTACTTCGCCCGGCAGATGGAAGGCGAGATGGTGCTGAGCCTGATGGAGCAGTTCATGGTGACGCCCCGGACCATCACGATCCCCGGCGACGCTAAGCATGAGTTCCTGAAGATCAACGAGCAGCAGGCGGACGGCAGCTACCGCAACGACATCACGAAGCGTCGGTCGCGGTTCGTGGTCAGCGAGCAGGCCTGGAAGCAGAACTACGCCGAGGCCGCCTTCGAGCAGCTGATGCAGGTCTTCACGCAGCTGGCCGCCGCGGCGCCGAACGTGGTCATCGCCATGCTGGATGTGCTGTTCGAGATCCACCCGAACCTGCCGAAGAAGGCGCTGATCCTGCAGCGCATCCGCCAGGTCACAGGCCAGAGCTCGCCCGACGGCAAGCTGACGCCCGAGCAGCAGCAGGCCCAGCAAATGGCGGCCGCGAAGGCGAAGGCCGAGTTCGAGGCGCACATGGCACAGCTGAAGGCGACCGTCCTGGAGGCGCAGGCCAAGGGCGAGAAGCTGGAAGCCGAGGGCATGGCCAAGCGGCTGGAGACGATCTACATGGCCGCCCAGGCCGCGCAGGTCGCTGTGCAGATTCCCGGCGCCATGCCGGTCGCGGACCAGCTGCTGAAGTCGGCCGGCTTCGAAGACCGCGACGGCGGCGCTGTTGCGCAGCAGCCGGCCCAGGCCCAGCCCGGGCCTTCCGTTCCCGAACCTCTGCAGGCGGACGGCGCCATGCGAGGTATTGAAACCATGGCGCCGGATGGCGTCGCACAAGGAGCGATGTGATGTCAAAGAAGTCGACGGGTTGCTGCATCGGCCCGGATCCGAACTGGCAAATCCAAGACGACATGCGGACCCTGGCCAGGGCCGAGGAGATCAAGCGCGACAAGGCCCGCCATGCCAAGGCGAAGGCTGCGGCGCGCGAGGAGCTGGCCAACCTCAAGAAGGTGACGGACGCGACAGCGGCCGTGGCCGACGGCAAGTAACCACCAGGAGCACATGATGCAAATGAACACCACGGGCGGCCAGTCCGCCTCCGAAGTACTCGCCAGCAAGATCGCCGAGGCCATCGCGCGTGGCGAGGATCCGCTGGGCGACAACGACGACCCGGACGACGAAGGTGGCGCGACCGAATCCGATGCGGCCGCCAGCGAGGAAGCCGACGCAGCTGCCGATGTCGCGGCTGCGGCGGCCAGCCAGGCCGACGGCGAAACCGACGCTGCTGCGGCTGCAGGTGCGGAAGCGGCCGCTGCCGACACCCAGGCGGTGCCGAAGGACGAACCCGCGCTCGACGCCGAGGCGCTGGCCGCGGTGGCCGGCGACGACCTGGACGTCGAGCCGGACGTGCTGCAGGTCAGCGATAAGGACTTCAAGGCCGAGCGCCAGAAGCTGGCAGCAGCCGAGGACGCCATCGAAGAGAGGTGGGCCAAGGGCGAACTCACCGACGAGGACCGTCGGAAGGAGCTGCGTGGACTGCGCGACCAGCAGACCGAGCTGATCCGCGAGGAGACGCAGGCGCAGACCATTGCCGACATGAACCGCCAGGCGCTGGTGCGCCACCAGACCCGCGTGCTGACCTCGCTGGCGGCGGATTCGAAGGCGGCTGGTCAGCTCGACTACAGCGACGCCAAAGTCGGTGCGGCCTACGACCGCATGCTGCACGCGGTCGCGGGCGACCCGGCGAACGAGGGCAAGACCTTCCAGCAGCTGGCACGCCTGGCCCATGACGCGCTGTGCGCTGTGCGAGGCGTCAAGGCTGCGCCGGCGCCGGCCGCTGCTGCGTCGCCTGCCGAGAGCCCTGCTGCGCCTGCTGCTGGCAAGCGCACCACGCCGGCGGTCCCGACGACGCTGCGCACCCTGCCGTCGGCCTCCACGCCGAACACGGGCGGCGATGCGCTCGACGCGCTGGCCAACCTGAAGGGGCAGGACTACCAGGATGCCTTCAACCGCCTGAGCCCGGCCCAGAAGGCCAGGATGCTGGACGAATGATGAACGACGCGACACCACGTCAGGTGGCCATCGAGGTCAAGGTCGGCGAGACCTTGACGTTGACGGGTGCTGGTGGGGTTGACTCCCCCGAAATCACTCTGACACTTTTGCAGAAGTCCGGGCAGATCGCTCGGTTTCTGGTGAAGGCCCCCGACGCGGTTCGCATCAAAAGGCCCACCAAGCGGACCGGTTAACCCGGTCATTCCCAGGCGCGCATGAGTGCGCCATGTGCCTCACCAACAGGAGGTTTCATGGCACGCACTTCGATCCTTCCGAGCGACCCGAACAAGCGCAAGGCTTGGTCGGCCACGGTCGCCCAGGACTCCATCAAGGAGATGTACTTCGCTCGCCACATCGGCGAGGAAGGCACCAACTCCGCGATCATCAAGAAGGTCGACACCGAGAAGGGCTCCAGCAATGGCGGCCCCGGCGACGAGGTGACGACCGCGCTGGTGGCCAAGCTCCGCGGCGAGCCCATCACCGAGGGCAAGAAGCTGGCCGGCCGCGAGTTCAAGCTCCAGCACGCCAGCCACACGATGCGCATCAACGAGTTCCGCCACGGCGTGAACGTCGGCGCTCGCATCGAGCAGTCGCGCGTGGGCTTCAACCTCAAGAAGCAGGGCCGCGAGCGCCTGACCGACTACATCAAGGAGATGTACGAGGAGGTGCTGTGCATGGCGCTGTCCGGCGCCCGCGGCACGAACACCGAGGAGATCCAGCACTTCGGCCTGACCTACGCCGGTTACCCGAACGCGCTGCGCGCGCCCGATACGGCGCACCTGTACGTGGGCCAGGCCGGCACCGCGGCCAAGGCGACGCTGGTCGCTGGCGACAAGCTGAACCTGGCCAGCATCAACAAGCTCCGCACCAAGAGCAAGAAGATGCTGGGCGGCCAGCCGGACAAGGCTGTGAAGATGACGCCCATCTCCAAGGGCGGCAAGAAGTTCTTCGCACTGGCCGTGCTCCCCGAGGTCATGCAGGACATCCGCGACGACACCGGCGCCCAAGGCTGGTTCGAGGCGCAGAAGGCCCTGACCGCCCAGATCGGCAAGGAGAGCGAGATCTTCAAGGGCGGCGCCGGCATGTTCAACGGCGTGCTGGTGGACGAGATGGAGACGGGCGTCAAGTTCAACGACTACGGCGCCGGCGGCAACATCCCGGCGGCCCGCTCGCTGTTCCTCGGCGCCAACGCGGGCTTCATCGCCCACGGCACCAAGGGCATGGCTGACGGCCTGGAAGTGGCGCTGGACGAGGACGAGGACGACCGCGGCCACGACAAGATCCTCTTCTTCGAGATGATCTTCGGCGCCGACAAGACGGCCTACAACGGCCTCGACTACGGCTTGATCACGGTCGACTCGGCCTTCACGGCGGCCGTCTGACGCGCGGGGCCCGCCTCGCGCGGGCCTCTGTCCCCTGACTTTTCAAGGAGCAGAGCATGGCTCTCAAGCAATCCAAGCAGGTCGCGGCCGGTCTTCCGATCCCGGCGGCCATCGACGCTGTCAGCCTCGTGCCGATCCTGGCCGAGTATGTGGTCCCGACCGGTGGCATCGCCATCGGCGACGTGGTCGAAATGGGCGGCCTGCCGGCCGGCATGGTGCCGCTGGACATGTCCGTCCACAACTCGGCCGGCGCCGCGTCCAGCACGCTGGCCTTCGGCCTGATGTCGGGCACCTACGGCTCGACGGATGGCGCGCGCACCTGCGGCGCCGAGTTCATCGCCGCCTACTCGGTGACGGCTGCGGCCATCACGCGCATGGGCAAGGCGTACACGGCCAACACCCAGACCGATGACACCAAGGGCTGGGGCTTCGTGGTGGCTGGCGCCGCGCTGCAAGCGGGCCAGATCATCCGCGCCGTGCTGTTCTGCGCGCCGGCGCCGATCGGCATCGCCTGATGACCGCCGCGGCTGAAGTGGTCGCGGCGACCTCGGTCAACCGCGACAACTACATGCACATGAGCGGCGAGCCGCTGCGCGCCTATGCCCACTCGCTGGGTATCGCGCGCAGCGAGATCGCCCGCCTGACCGATGCGCAGCTCAAGTTGCAGTGCCGCATCGCCATCGGTCGCCACTACGAGGACGACTGACCATGCTGATCCACGAAGTTCGCCGCCGCGCCGATGAGGCGCCGGAGCATGACTTTGCCGGCCACAAGCTGCAGTTCAAGGCCAACGCGGCCGGTGACGTCGTCTGCGACGTGCCCGACGAGATCGCCGAGGACCTTCTGGCGGCCGTCGGCAGCGCGATGGCGCCCTATGGTGTGGCGCCTGCGGCCAAGGCCGCCGTGGTCCCTGCCGCTGCGCCGAAAGACAGCGACGGCGGCACCGCCGACGGCGAGGCCGTGCAGAACCCGGACGAAGGCGACAGTGCCCAGCGGTCGCAGTTCACCGTCACGTCGCCCGACGATACGGTCTACGACCTGGGCCCGATGTCCGACGATGAGGTCCGCGAGTTCGCAGTGGCGCAAGGCCTGGCCAAGCCGCACCACTCCAAGAAGGGCGACAAGCTCCGCCAGTTCGTCATCGACTCCCTGAAGGGGGCCTGACGCGATGGGCCTGACGCTGGTCAAGGAAGTGCTGTGGCGGGCGTCGTCCATGCTGCAGGACATCTCGGCGCAGTTCACGCTGCACACCGAGCGCGAGATGGTCGACTGGCTGAACGACGGCCAGATGGCCATCGCGAAGTTCATGCCATCGGCCTGCAGCCGCGTTGACCATGTCCGTCTCCAGCCCGGGACAAAGCAGAGCATCGAGCTGCTGGCCGCGGCTGACGTGAAGGTGGGCGGTGGCACGCTGGCGACGCAACCGATCCAGGGCGTGCAGCTGCTCGGCCTGATCAGCAACCAGGGCGCGGACGGCTCGACGCCGGGCGACGCCATCCCAGACCCGATCGACCGCCGCATCCTCGACCTGAACCGGCCGAACTGGCACACGACGACCGGGACGAAGGTTCGCCAGTACGTCTATGACCCGCGCATGCCGCGGCACTTCTGGGTGGAGCCCGGCATCCCGACGGGTCGGCTGTGGGTGCAGCTGGCGTTCACGGCACAGCCGGACCGCATCCCTGCGGGCGGGGCGCCAGGCACCGAGATTTACGCCTACTCCGGCGGCAGCATGGTGACGATCAGCATCGGCGACGAGAACGTCGATGACCTGGTGAACTACATCTGCGCCCGCGCCTGCCTGAAGAGCGCCGAGGGCAGCCAGGACGATACGAAGGTCGCCCAGTACAGCAGCCTCTTCGTCGGCTCGATCAACGCGCGTGTCACGGCGATCACGGGCGTGAACCCGAACCTCAAGCGTCTGCCGCTGGCCCCTGAGCCGGCCGGAGCGGCGTCGTGACGCTCGAAGAGCTCCTGCCGCGCCTGATGACACAGGTGAAGGGCTGCCCGCACTTCACCGCGGAGGACCATCTGCGCGACGCGGCGCGCGAGTTCTGCTCGCGCACGCACGTCTGGACGGTGACGCTGGCCAGCTTCAACACGCAGGTTGGCGTGGCCGGCTACACGCTGGGCCTGCCCGCGGGGTCCAGCCTGGTGCGACTGTCCCAGGTGGACGTCGGCGACCAGAAGGACGTCGACATCCTCGACCAGCAAGAGGCGCGGACCGAGGTCAGCCGGGAATCGCAGTCGACGTTCGTCTGGTGGGAAGCCGGCCAGCTCTTCGTCAACCCGGTACCGACCGAGGCGCTCGCGACCCTGGTCCAGCTGTCGCTGAAGCCATCTCTGACCAGCGACTCCGTGCCCGACTGGCTGGCCGAGGACCACGCGCAAACGCTGCGGCTCGGTGCCGAGGGCACGCTGAAGGCGATGGCCCAGGTCGATTGGAGCGACCCGGCCGGCGCGCAGGTCGCGACGGCGAAGTTTCTGAGCGCGTGCAGCGCCGCCGCGCTGATCAAGACCAAGGGCCGGGCCGCCAAGAGGCACCGGCAAGCAACGTTCTACTGAGGGGTAGCGATGACGATTCGCTTTGTGAACGACTGGAACGGCTACAAGGAAGGCCAGACGCGCACGCTCAGTGCCGCGGATGAGGCGGCCGCAGTCGCTGCGCGGGTGGCCGTGTCCGTGACCGCTGCGCCGGATCCTCAGGTGCCGGTTCGCTTCGATCCTGCGAGCAACGCGCTCGTCGGGCCCGATGGCAAGGCCGTATCCCCGGTGTCAGGGGGTGGGAACAATGTGAAGCTCCCCAAGTGGCGCCGCGCGCTGGCCAAGGTCAGGGCAGGGACTGCTAACGCCAACCTGATGGCACTCGGCGACAGCACGACTGCCGGCTCCTTTGCCACCGGCAACGGGTATGTCGCAAGCGCCCGGTCGATGAGCTACCCAACGCAGTTGGCCGCCCTGATGGCGACGGCGACGGGGCTGCCGATCAATCTGAACACCTTCGCGGGTTCCAACGCCGGCAGCTCAGACTTTCTGGCCTACGACCCCCGCTGGACATCTCTCGGCACGAACTGGACGGTAGGAGCGATCCCGAGTTTTGGCGGGTCACTGATCGGCAACAACAACGCTGGCAACTACACGACTGCCAAGTTTCAGACCAGCGGCATCACCGACACGGTCGACATCTGGTATCTCCAGAACACCAGCTACGGCACCTTCACTGTGTCTATCGACGGCGGGCAGTCCACCAGCGCCAACATCGTTGCGGCCGGCGCGATCAGCATGCAGAAGGTGACCAAGACCTTCACGCGCGGCAGCAACCACGTCCTTGAGTTCAACAAGGTGGCTGACGGCAACGTCTTCATCGCTGGCTTCTGCGCCTATGACTCTCAGGTCAAGTCGGTGAACATCTTCAACGGCGGCTACCCTGGCAAGAAGGCCAGCGACTTCGTCGCAAACACCAACGTGTGGGACCCGCTGCCGATGCTTGGCACGTTCGCGCCAGACCTGACGCTGTTGAACATCAACATCAACGATTGGATCGCCGGCACCGCAGCGGCGACGTTCACGTCTCAGATGCAGACCATCATCACGCAGGCCCAGTTGTCGGGCGACGTGCTGCTGCAGACCGGCATGCCGAGCAAGATCACCAGCGCCACGCAGGCGGCGCAGGATGCCATCACCGTGGCGACGCGGCTGCTTGCTCAGCCGCTCAACATCCCTGTGGTCGATGTGTCGTCGGCCTGGTGCGACTACACCACGGCGGTGGCCAGCGGCTACTTCTTGCCGGCCAATGACGTTGTCCACCCGGGCGCCGCAGGCTACGCCAACGCGGCCCTGCTGATCTCGCAGGTCATCAGCGCCTGACTCAGATGCGCGGCTGCAGGCAATCGTCGGCGTGCCCGAAGTACGCACCGCCAGCGCAGCACCTCGTCAAGAGGTTGCGGGCTTCCGTCAGCCGCTTGTCGGCGGCAGCCGTGTTGTCTGGTGTGGGCTCCGCTGCCGCGCGCGCTGCGGCGCTGACCCAGGCCTCAAGCGTCTCGAATTGCTTGTTCGTGAACATGTCTCTTCTCCCTGGCCCACGTTCTAGGGGCCTTGGCGAAATGTTACATGTTTCCAGCTGACCTGATTCCCATCCCCTGCCGGTGGGGATGGCCGGCGGGCCCCCCTCGCCGGGCGCTACCATGCGAAAGGCATGTCTGCTGACAGGCCGCAACAGGGGGGATCAATAAAATGGCAGCCATGAGCGCCACGGTGCATTTTTCGATCAAGTACGACGGCCCGGCCCTGACCAGCCATCAGATGGACGTGCGCGAATTGGCGCCCGCCTTGATCGCGCTGTCAGACCTGCTGGAAGAGGCGAACAAGGCAGCGTTTGCTGATGCCCCGCCGGTTCGCGTTAACGTCCAGGGAAATTTCAAAGGCGGGTCGTTCGGCATAGATCTGATCGCTGTCCAAAGCGTCAAGGAACAGTTGGTCTCGCTTCTGTCTGGCCCTGAGTCGACGGCCGTGGCAAACCTGTTCGGCATCCTCGGCGGCATCGGCCTTGTCGCCGGCGCGGGTGGCGGCCTGATCCAGGTGATCCGGTGGTTGAAAGGCCGCAAGCCGAACGTTGTGCGCTTCGAGGGAGAGAAGACGGTCTTCGAACTGCACATGTCCGAACACGTCGAGACGCTTGAAGTCGATCTCGTTGCCGGGCGGCTGTATCAGAGCCGCGTTGTTCGACAGGCGCTTGCAAAGGTCATCAAGCCGCTTGAGCGTGAAGGTATCGACAGCTTCTCGAGCGGAGCTGACGGCGTGGCGTCGGTGCTCGTCACGAAGGAAGACGTCGCTTCCTTTGAGAGCGCGGCAGGTGACGCGGAGGTGGTCTCTGACACGGTCGCCCAAAACCTGCTGCTCCAGATTGAGTCGGCGGTGTTCAAGGACGGCAACAAGTGGCGGTTCAACGACGGGTCCGCGGCATTTTTCGCGGAGATTACTGACGAAGCGTTTCTGGCGAAGATCGAAGCAGGCGAGCGGTTCGGCAAGGGAGACGTCCTCATCGTTGACCTGCGACGCGTTCAGTTCGTCTCGGACAACGGCTTGAAAGCGGAGCACGAGATCATCCGGGTTCATGAACACCGTTCGCCGCTGCAAGCGCCGCTTGCATTGAAGCCACCAGCTTGAGCGGCTTTCGCCGAAGCCACGCCCGCCTACTTGGCGGGCTTTTTCTTTTCCGGCGCCGGCTCCCATGCGTCTAGATACGCCTCAAACGCGGCTTTGCCGGCCATGTCGATCTTGGCCCAGTGGCGCGGCAGTAGCCGCTGCGAGCGGTGCACGCGGACCTCGGATGCCGGCTTCGGAGGCCGGCCGCCCTTGTTCTTGATGTCGGCAGTCATGGAGTTATTAGACCACGCAAACCGGGGGTGCGCAGCGCCTGGTTATCGTGGTCTCATAACCGCATGACTACACAGTTAGCACCATGACAGGCGGACACCTCGCGGACGTTCTCGAGTCCATCGCCAACGCAATTCGAGCGCTGCCGGCAGGCGGCCAAGTGGCGCAGGTCTTCCCATCCATGCAGCCGGCGCCCGCGCCGCCTCCGCCGCCGCCAACGCCGCCCGTTGCCGCAGTCCCCATCGAGGTACCTGCCGCCGCCCTGGCGCCCCAGGAGCCGCCGGCGGACGGCATGTCGATGGCCGCATGGCTCGCGACCTACCGGACCATCCTCGGCGACCGCGGCTATGACCCGCAGACGATCCGCAACCGCTCCGCATCGGTGAAGTTCATCGAGTCCAGCTTGGGCGCGCGGCCGCTGCGTGCCGTCAAGCCGCACGAGATCGCGTCGCTGCTGAAGACCTGCAGCCCGCACAAGGCGGTGAGGGTGCTCGGCGAACTGCGAGACGTCTACGTCGAGGCCATCGCCAACGGGGAGGCCGAAACAAGCCCGGCCGCCCACGTCAAGCCGCCCAGGGCGCCAGGGCTGCGCAAACGGCTGACTCTGGAGACGTGGAACGACATGCTGCTGCTGGCCAGCGCTGGCACCGTCCCGTGGGTGCCGGCGATGCTGCTGCTCGCGCTGCACACCGGCCAGCGTCGCGCGGACCTTGCCAAGATGCGGTTCAGCGACGTGGTCGATGGGCATCTGCGCATCGAGCAGCAAAAGAAGGCCCGCAAGAAGATCGGCGCGCGCGTGGCCATCCCGCTCAGCCTGCGCCTGGAGGCGACCGGGATGACGCTTGGCGAAGTCATCGAGCTCTGCCGCGACATCGGTGCGCCGGGCGACACACTGCTGCGCCAGGCCAACGGCAAGCCCATCGAGATGTCCAGCTTGTCGGCCCGCTTCCACGAGCTGATCGTGGCGGTGTGCGGCAAAGAAGCCTACAAGCAGTACGAATGGCCTTCGCTGCACGAGGTGCGCAGCCTCAGCGCTCGGACCTACATGGCCGAGGGCATGCCGGCGCAGACGGTGCAGTCGTTGCTCGGCCACAAGAACAAAGAGATGACCGAGGTCTATCTCGACGACCGGGGCCTGTCCGCGAAGGAATGGAAGACGGTCGAGGTCGCCTGCACGGGTTGACTTCCGCCCATCCTGAATGACGCTGACGGGATGCGATTTCTCCTCGCCGGCCTGGCTGGCTGCGTCAAAGCACTGGACTCCCGCCTCCTCGCCGATGCGATCGGGGCGGACTCGGTCAACCAGCGCCCTCGCAATGGCGAATTGAGCCCGTGGCGCCAGCCGACGACCGTCGCGACGGTCCCGGCCAGCCGCAAGACCATCTACCGCATGGGCCGCGACGTGGTCTCCGATGCCAGCTACTGGCTGTCGTGGACGACCATCGTGCATGTCGTGCGCGGGTTCCTGGCCAGCGATCCCACCGAGCGGACCTACTTCACCGGCTCAGGCGCGCCCAAGGTCACGGACAACGTTATGGGCCTGGCCGGCACGCCCTATCCGACGGCGGCGCGCGAGCTCGGCGTGCCCGCTCCCAGCGGCACATCGACCATCACGCAGACGACGGCAGGGACAGGCACCGACCGGCTGACCTTCTACGCCGACACCTTCGTCACCGACCACGGCGAAGAGAGCGCGCCGAGGCTGATCGGGTCCATCACGGCCAAGCCAGGCGCGGTGATCACGTTGGGCTCACTGCCGCCGGCGCCGGGCGGCAACTACGGCATCACCACGCGCAGGATCTATCGCAGCGAGGTCGGCACGAGCGGGCAGGGAGAGTTCTTCTTTCTGCTCGACACGCTGGCCACCAACACCTCGGCGGTGGACAACGGCCTGAGCGTTGGCGCCGGCACGATGGTGACGACCGGCTGGGAGCCGCCGCCGAGCGACCTGAAATGTCTGATCGGCCTGTGGTCCGGCATGCTGGCCGGGATCTCGGGCCGTGCGGTGAGGTACTGCGAGCCTTTCAAGCCTTATGCGTGGCCGGTGGCCTATGAAACCCTGCCGGCCGACGTCACGCCGGTGGCGCTGGCGGTCTGGAGCAAGAACCTGCTGCTGCTGACCACGGGCCGGCCGTACCTGGTGACCGGCAGCACGCCCGGCTCGATGGGTGACGAACCGGTGGAGTTCGAGAAGGGGTGCGTCTCGGTCCAGTCGGTGACCAATGCCGAGCATGGCGTGGTGTGGGCCTCCGCCGACGGCCTGGCGTACTACGGCAACCTGGGCGCGCGGCTGCTGACCGACGGCATCCTGACCCGCGAGCAGTGGCTGGCCTTGAACCCCGACACGCTGGTCGGCGTGCTCTATGAGGGGCTGTACCTGGGCAGCTACGACGTGTCCGGCGTGCGCAAGGGCTTCGCGATCGACATCCGCGACCCCAAGGGCATCTACTTCATGGACCAGGGCTTCCAGGCGGCCTACCTGGACAAGCTCCGCGACGCGGTCTACATCCTCGACGGCACGGACGTGAAGAAGTGGGACGTTGGCACGTCGTTCATGACGGCGAAGTTCGTCAGCAAGACCTTCAGGGCGCCGCGGCCGGTTGCGATCTCAGCCGTTGAGGTCATCGCCAGAACCTGGCCGGTGACGGTCAAGACCTACGGCGACGGAACGCTACGCGACACGCGCGTTGTGACCGGCCCGCGGCCAGTGACGATGAAGAGCGGCACGCCGGCCACCGAATGGGTGTTCGAACTGCAGTCGGCCGGCGCCGTGATCGGCATGGCTGCCGCTCCCACGCTGACGGAGCTGAGGACCGATGGCGCTGCCTGACCTGCCTGGCGTCCCCAAGGCGCTCGATCGCGGCGTGCGGCTGCTGCTGGAAGGCCTGCGCGAGCACGTCCGCGAGTTGCGTGGCCTGGACGGCGACCCCAAGCAGCGCGCCGTCACACTGAACGAGGTGACGGTCGGGAACAGCACGACCATCGTGCTGCCTGGCACCGGCGGTGGCGGAAGCACCACGCCGGACTACACGCCGCCACCGACGCCCACTGGCGTGAGCGTCACGCCGACGTTCTCGAACCTCATCATCGAGCACGACACGCCGCTCTACACCGTGGGCCACGGCCACGCGCGGACGAAGGTCTACGGTGCGGCCTATGGCGGGAGCGGCCCGCTGCCGGTGTTCGCCGATGCGGTGCTGATCACCGAGTTCGTAGGCACGGTGTTTGCGCACGGGACCACCCTTGGAACCGCTTGGCACATCTGGCTGAAATGGGTCAGCGTTGACGGTGTGGAGTCGACGGCGCCGGCCGGTGGCACCAATGGCTACACCGCGACGACGGGTAAGGTCGGCTCCAGCGACCTCGGCACGGCCGTCGTGCTGTCGCAGGCCCTGGCGCCGGGCTCGGTGACGGCTGACAAGGCGGCGCTTGAAATCGGCGGAAGCAATCTCGTCGGGAACAACAGCTTCGAGCTGGACAGCGACGGCGATGGCCTCGCGGATGGCTGGGGGCAATACAACAACACGGCGGGCACTGAGCCGTCGACGTACACCCGAACGCCGGGACGCATCAGTGGTTTGGCGCAGCGATGCACCTGGACCGGCACGAACACCAGCAGCAAGGGTTTGCTCACCGGTGCGCCCTGGAAGCCAAATTCGACGTATGTCCTCAGCTGGTATGCGCGGTCGAACGTCGCGCAGGGTGGCGGGACGCATCTGGCGTGGAACGTTGCGCCGGCCTCGATCACGACGCTGAGAAATCCGAATCTGACGACGTCCTGGCAGCGATATGCCTATCGCCTGACGACCGGGGCGGCCGTCGATTCGACGATCTTTATCACCATTGCCTACGGCGCGGCAATGACGGGCTGGGTGGAGTTCGACGACGTCCAGCTCGAAGAAGGCGACACGCTCACGGGATATGCCGGCAAGCTGGCGCTCAACACCATCGTGGCCGGCGACGGCGCAATCGCCAACTTCGCGGTCACAAACCTGCTGGTCGCGAACGGTGCCATTGACGACTTGAAGGTCGCGAATGTCAGTGTTGCGAAGCTCCTGGCCGGCGCGCTGGCGGTGGGGCAGTACATCAAGAGCACAAACTACGTCGCTGGCACGTCGGGCTGGATCATCCAGGCCGATGGATCGGCGGAGTTTGGTGCGGCGGCCATCCGGGGCCAACTGTCGGCGGCTCAGATCAACACCAACGGCCTGACCATCCGCAAGCCCGACGGGACCATCATCCTCGACGCCAGCGGCACCGGGACGCCGATCCACTACAGCTCGGTGCTGGCCGACGGCGGGTGGCTCAACAGCAACCAGCAGTGGTCGCAGGTGCTGAACCGGCCAGCCGACGACGCGATCCGCAACAACTTGATCGACGTGAGCTGGTGGAAGCGTGGCGCCACCATTCCTTGGGGGCTCAATGGCGAAGAGAACATCATCTACACCACGGATGACGTGGGTGGTACCGGCCCCCGCGGAGGCAGCGATATTGTCTGGTATTGCCGCGAGGCGTCTGGGGACGGTGGCTCGGGCGGAGGCTGGGACACCGGTATCACTCTGGACCCGAGCAAGACGTATAGATTCGTCGTTCCTGTTCGGGTTCGGGACACAGGTCTGGGAGGCAACGTCTACTGGGGCACGTATAACGTCTGCAATCTGAACACAACGTCGTCGAACTCCAACCCGTACTTCATCAGCTACGGGCGCAACTCGATGAGCACCGATCGCTGGTACTTGATGGTTGGGTACGTATTCCCGTACGGCAGCGTCAGCAACAGCAACGCAGGCTCGGGCCTCATTGACTGCAAGACGGGCCAGTTCGTGGCCACCGGGACCAACTGGAACCACGATGCAACGGGTGCGAACAACCATCGCGCCTACCAGTACTACGCCGGAGCCAACGCGACCCAGCTTTTCGGTCGCCCCATGATCAACCTGGTTGACGGCACGGAGCCGAGCCTGCGCGAGTATTTTGAGCAGTCGGCGGTGCTGAACTCGGCCCAGCAATGGAGCGACGTATCTGGCGCGGGCAAGCCGCAGGACAACGCCAACCAGACCTACGTCGACGGCGGCGGCGCGATCCAGGGTGTGGCGTCGGGCGCAGGTACCACTGTCAACAACGACCTGATCGGCATCAACAGCTCGGGCCAGTTCTACGGCGGAGGCGCCGGCACTGGCATCGTGGTCAGCAACGCTCAGATGTCCATCGGCGTCGACGGGAAGCTGTACAGCGCCGGGGTCTTCCTGGGCACCTCGGCCACGCTCAGCGGTATGGGCGCCGGAGCGATGGCGCTCATCAACCAAATCACGAACGCCAACGTCTCGACCTACATCGCCGGGGCGGCTATCGAGCTGGCGCAGATCAAGGTGGCCAGCATCAACACGTTGTCCGCGCTCTCGTCGTTCATGGGCACGGTGGAGATCGCGGCCGGCGGCTACCTGCGCTCAGGAAAGACCAGTTTCAGCGACACGTCGGCGGGCTTCTACCTCGCCAACATCGCGGGCGATCCGCAGTTCGCGGTGGGCAACAGCACGTCATGGCTCAAGTTCTCGCCCAGCACCGGCTTCGAGCTGAAGCTGCCGCCATTCAGCGCATCAATTCCAGCGGGCGACATCTACGTCTACGTTGGCAATGGGGGAGCTTCATACGGGTCTCGCACCGTCTCCGTCACCGGCGGCAATTCGCCCTACTCTTACAAGTGGCGCCTCGTGAGCCTCGTCGGCGACAACGGTACGCCCGTCTACGCGGAGGTGAACACCGGGGCCTACTCCGCGACTGCCACCTTCACCGGATCAAGCGTGGACAACATCGTCACCGCCACCTTTGAATGCACGGTGGTAGACGCCAACGGGCGCATCGCCGAGACGATCTTCACCATCTACGCCACGCATGGGACGCCGCCGTGAAGCACTTTGCAGTTGTCAACGCCGCGGGCTTTGTGCTGCGCGTCGTCCAGTGCCCGAATGACCAGCTCCCGGCCGAGGAGGACCCAGCGCAATGCGTCGAGCTGTCGGGATGGACCGGCTGGCCGGTGGCGCCGCATCCCGGCGCACAGTTGCGGCTGGTGGAGGGTGTGCGGCAATGGAACGACCCTCGGAGCCTCGATCAGATGCGAGTCGACAAGAACGCCGAGATCAACGCCGCCCGCTTGGCAGCCAATCGCGGCGGGTTCATGTTCGCGGGCAAGCTCATCAGCACCGACGAGCTGAGCCGCAGCGACATCGACGGCACAAACGGAGCCGTCGCGCTCACCGGCGAATTCCCCGCCGGCTGGCCAGGCGCCTGGAAGACCGAAGACAACAGCTACATCCCGATCACTGACATAGAGACCTGGAAGGCCTTCTATGCCGCGATGGTGGCGCAAGGCGCTCAGAACTTCGCCACGGCGCAGGCCTTGAAGGCGCAACTTGCCGCGGCCAGCACCGCCGCGGAGATCGACGCCGTGCGCTGGCCCGCCTGACCTGCACGGGTTGACTTGCGCGGTTTTGACCGTGCAATGGGCTGCCAATCCACAGGCAGCCCCATGACGCCCGACCAGCACTGGCAGCTCGTTGCCGACCACATCAAGGACACCAGTGCGCTGGAGTTCCTGCGCTTCTTGAACGACGTGATCAACGTCTGGGACGACGCGGTCGACGGCGACAACCCGGCCCACGGCCCGGCTGACATCAGCCGCGCCTTCGAGATCCTGCTGGTGCACATCCCGCGCAATGCGTTCTACCAGCGGCACCGCCTGGAGCTGCAGCCGGTGATTGAGGTGGCGATCTCCGACTGGCATGCGGCGAACCATCTGCAGCGCAGCGGCGACGAGGAGCTGATCACCCGGGCCCACACCCTTCGCTTCTCTGGCCTGGCGGTCTGGATCCTGTGCTGCCGCCTGTGCCATGGCCAGGAGGCAGCAAACCGCGCAGCCGTCGCCTTCCGCACAGCCATCCCCGCTGAGACGTGGGCCCAGTTCGCTATCGAGGTCCGAGCATGATCCGAGACATCCTTTCCATGCTGCTGCCGCGGGCCCTGTTCGGGCTGCGCATCATCGGCGGTGGCGGCAGCGACGCGCCCGACACCAGCGGCGTGCAAGAGCAGGCGCGAGAGAACGCCAAGCTCGGACGCGAGTCGTTCGAGTGGTTCAAGAAGGAATACGCGGACACCGAGGATGAGCGCAAGGCAGCCACTGACCGGTCGAACGCCATCAGCGACGCGTCTCTGGCAGGCATGCAGTACGCCATGGAGCAGGCGAAGGATGCCGAGGCGTACAACAAGGGCACGTTCCGCCCGTTGGAGCAGCGGCTGGTCGCCGATGCCCAGAACTACGACACCGAGGCGCGCCGCAGCCAGGAGGCTGGCGCGGCAGTGGCCGAGGTCAACCGCCAGGTCGGCGCGCAGCGGCTGGCCACCAGCCAGGAACTGGCGCGCGCCGGCGTGTCGCCCGAGAGCGGGAAGGCGCAAGCGCTGGCGTCCATGCAGGACATCGGCGCCGCCAAGCTGGCAGCCGGCGCCGACTACACGGCCCGCAAGAACGTCGAGCAGCAGGGGCATGCTCGAATGGCCGACGCCGCGGCGCTGGGCCGCAATCTGGCGACTACCCAGGCGACGCAGCAGCAGATCTCCGCGTCGGCTGGCGGGGTGTCGTCGCAGTCGGGTCAGCAGGCCCTGGGTGCAGCGACGTCTGGCGCCGGGCTGGTGCAAACCGGTTTCAACACGGCGCTCGCCGGCTCCCAGTCGGCCGGCAATCTGTTCGGCCAGGCCGCCGACCTGAGCCGCTCCGGCGGCAACGACCTGAGCGGTATGGGCAACCTCATCGGCGGTTTGGCCTCGGCGTACAAGGTGTTCAGCTCGTCCAAGAAGCTGAAGACCGACCTGCAGCCCGTCAGCATGAGCGAGGCCCTGGGCGCTGGCGGTGACGAGCCGAAGCGCGCGGCCTCCGGCGGCGGCGCACTGGACGCGGTCAAGGACCTGGACGTCTACAGCTGGCGCTACAAGCCGGGCGAGGGCGACGGCGGCGAGCACGTCGGGCCGACGGCCGAGGACGCACAGGCCGCACTGGGCGACGACGTCGCGCCGGGCGGCAAGGTGATCAACGTCGACGCGATGCGCGGCGTCACCGGCAAGGCGCAGCAGCAGCTGCTGGGCCAGTTCATGCGCGTGCAAAAGAAGCTGCAGCTGCTGATGGAGCAGGGCGGTGAGTAGCCTGTCCGACATCCTGGGCTTCGAGGGGTTCAACCTCAAGGAGATGGCCCGCAAGATCAAGAAGAACCCAGAGCGGATCTTCCTGGGCGCGGCCGACCCGGCGTCGTCCAAGATGTGGGGCAAGGTCCTTGGCAAGGACTACGAGCCCATCACCGACCAGTGGGGCGGTGCGTCGCATGACACCTATGACAAGGCGGAAGCGGCGGGGATCGATACCAAGGCCGGGCACAACATGCACCGCATCGCCCGTGTCATCGCGGCGTTCTACGCCGGAGGCGCGGCGAACAACGCGATGGGCGGTGGCGGCGCTGGCGGGACGGAAGGCCTGGGCGGGGCAACCAGTTCCGGCGGCAATGCCGCGCTGAGTTCCGCCGACAAGGCTGCGATGTTCGGCGAGGCCGGCTACGGCGGCGGCATGACGGGTGCCGAGACCAGCGCCTACGACAGCGCACTGGCCGGCGGCGGTTCGGACTTCGACTTCCCGAGCATGAACAGCGCCCAGCAGGACCAGCGCAAGCGGGACGTCGTGAAGCCGCTGGAGGTGGAGTTCGACGCCGAGGGCCGGCCCATCATCGTCAGCAGCCGGACCAAGAAGACGGCGGCCAGCACGCCGGCACGCGAGCTGGTCATGCGCGGACTGCACGGCGACAACGTCATCGACGAACTGGGCGTGAAGGTCGGGCTGATCAAGGAAGCCGGCCTGGAGCTCGACGCCATCGAGCAGCAGCTGGACGCGCTGCTCAAGAGCAAAGGAATCAAGGCATGAAACTTTCCAGCCTCAACTCGCTGATCAACGGGTTCAATCAGGGCTATCGGACGGTCAGCGACATTCGTCGCGACGAAGAAGACCGGCAGTTCGTGTCCATGCAGCGCGCACGGGCGAAGAAGCAATGGGACGACGCCGATCAGCTGCAGGCCGATCTTCGGATGGCCGCAGACCCGGCCGATGTGCGCCCGACGATGCAGAAGGCCGACACGCAGGACAACCGAGACGTCGGCATGCCCGGCGAGGCGGCACCAGTGCAGAACGGCTTCAACGTCAAAGGCCAGCAGTTCGCCAGCATGGCGGACGCCACGAAGGCCCGCGACGCCCACAACGCGCCGGACTCCATCTCGGCGCGGATGTCGTCCGCGTTCATGAAAGCCGGCCGGCCAGTGGAGGCACAGCAGCTGCGCGCGGGCGCGCGACAGGAGAAAGTGGCGGAACTCCAGTTTGCCAACCTACTGCAAGACCAGCAGCGGACAGCTGCCTTCCGCGCCGTAGGCTCCGCTTTGCAGAAGGGCGGATGGGCCGCGGTGCCAAAGATCTACGAGAACTACGACGACGGGCATACCGCTCGCGTCGAAGAGGATGGCAAGGGAGGCGCGACGGTCTATCAGCTCGATGGCGCTGGCAAGGAGGTCGGCAAGCGCCGCTTCGCAAGTCTCGGTGAGTTCTTCGGCAACGCTGTAGCGGCCTATGACCCGAAGTTGTGGTTGGATCGCCAGGATCGGCAGTTCACGGAACAGCAAAGCACCAAGCAGCTTGACGCGACCATCGCGCATCAGGCCGGCATGCTGAAGATTGCTCAGCAGAACGCCAACACGCAGGAGCAGTACCGCCGCGATCAGTTGGGCCTGATGCGCGACAAGCTCGAGGCCGGCAGGAAGGATCCGCTGGCCAAGATGTCCGAGGCAGACCGTCTCACGCTTTCGGACCTGAACAAGAAGGCCGAGTTCATCAACCAGCAGATCACCAAGGCCCGGGCCGAGGGCAATTGGCAGGAGGGAAGCCCGAACGCCAAGGCGCTGCAGACGGAGATGGCTGCGCTGAGCATGCAGGCCCGGGCGATCACCGGCAAGTACATCAAGGACGACGGCCCTGCAGATCCGCTCGGCCTGCGAACCGATGGTCCCGCGCCGGCGCCTACGCCCGGCGCAGCCATTGCGCCGCGTGCGCCGGGCGCGACGGCCGCGCCGCAGAAGGCGCCTCCGGCCGCCCCGGCCACGCCGGAAGCGGCGGTCGGTCGTGTGCTTGGCTCGGGCAACGAATCTGAGGCGCAGGTCCTGGCTTCGTTCGGCACTTCGCTGCGGGCGCTGGAGAACGGCTTGCGCCAGGCGATCAAGTCGGGAGCCTCGCCGGAGGAGCTGCAGGGCCACGCCCAGGCCGTGCAGGCCGCCCGCACTGCGCTGAACCAGCAGCTCAACAAGCACGGCACCCAGAACCGCGCCGCCATCCTTCAAGCGCTCGGAGTCTCCGCCTGATGAACATCGCCCAGCTGCGCAAGCAATACCCCGAGCTGTCGGGGCTCGACGACAACGCGGCCGTCGACGTCATCCAGCGGACGTTCTACCCGGACATGGACCGCCAGGTGATCGCGAATCGGCTGCAGGTCGCCGCGCCCGAAGTGGCGCCTGAAAGCAGCGGCGTCGGGCGCAGGGTGCTCGGTGACGGCGGCATCTCGCTGCTCAAGGGCGCGATCGGCGTGCCCGAGGCGGCCGTGGGTCTGGCCGACCTGGTGACGGGCGGCTACGCCGGCAAGGCCGCTGAGGCAGCCGGCTTCCGCCCGCGAGAGGCCCGTCAGATCCTGGACGAGTACTACTCGCCCGAGCAGCAGGCAGCGAATCGGAAGGTGAAGGAGGCCCAGGGCTTCGGCGACACGTTCATGGCCGCGGTCGAGAACCCCAGCACCGTCGCTCACGCGGTGCTGGAATCCGCGCCGTCGCTGCTGCCGGCCGGCGCTGTGGCGCGCGGCGTGATGAAGGTGGCGCCCAAGATCGGCGGCGCCATGGCCGCTGGCATCGGTGAGGGTGCAGTTTCCGCGGGCCAGACCGCCGAGCAGATTCGTCAGGAGACACCCGACGGCACGTTGTCGCTTGAGCAGGCCGGCATTGCGGGTGCGTCCGGTGCGCTGACCTCGCTCATCACCGGCGTGGCAGGCCGGGTAGCCAACCGGCTTGGCATTGGCGACGTGAACCAGCTGGTGGCCGGCGTGCAGCAGGCCGGGCCGGCGGCACAGAAGGGCTTGGTCCGCTCGCTGGTCCAGGGCTTCGCCACCGAGGGGCTGCTTCAGGAACTGCCGCAGTCGGCCCAGGAGCAGATCGCTCAGAACGTCGCGCTGGGCAAGCCGTGGGACGAGGGCGTCGGCGCGGCGGCGGCGATGGGCGCCCTTGCCGGCGGCCTGATGGGCGCCGGTGCTGCGCCATTCCACGGTAAGGCCGAGACGCCGACGGCGGCGGACCAGCTGCGAGATTCGAAACTGCCGGAGGGCGGCCCGCTGTCCAAGGGCATCAATGCCAGCATCGAGACTGCCGCCCAGGCCGCCGAGCGGGTGAGCAAGGCGCCCGGCCAGGCGCCGGCCAGCATCGACACCTCGGGCCTCGGCCTGGCCAAGGAGGTCGCCAAGGATCCGAACTCGATCGACTACGAGCCCACGGCCCATGTCGACACCGGGGACCTAGCCCTCGGTGACGTCGAGGAGATCGCGCGGGCCAACCTGCAGAAGCTGCCGAGCTTCGACCTCGAGCGCGCCGAGCAGATCAAGGCGGAGGGCGACGCGGGCGGAATCGACTTGAATATCGTTCCGCACCCGGCTGGTGGATACACGCTGGCGCCGCGGCGCTGGGTGACGCGCTCCATGATCGACAGCATGGCCGCCGTGCAAGACGCACGCGGAATGCTCGATACCGACTGGTCTTCGCAGGGCCTGGCCCTGGAAGGCGCGCCGCCGGCCCAGGCCGCCCCACTGGCGCTGCCCTATGCGCCGACCCCGACCGGCGTCATGCTCGCCACCGAAGACGGCGCCGTCGCGCCTGAGACAGCGGCCGACGCCACCGCGCGACAGCAGGAGCTGGGACGTCGCGCCGAACTCGGCCTGACGCCCGACGTCGAGCGCGCCAGCATGCGCCGCGCGCTGGGCAACGTCGCGCAGCCCGGCGACCTGACCGCGGCGGGTGACATGCCGTTCCGCAACCGGCGGGCGGCCCAGGCCGCGGCCGCGCGCGCCGGCCAGGGGCACGAGGTCATCGAGATCTCGCCAAACAACTTCGTTGGCCGCCTGCCGGCGCAGGAGGCTCATGCAACCGATGAACCCGCGGCTGCTGCCGCTCCTGAACAGGCTGCGCCAGCGCAGGCGGCGCCCGCGGCGACGGGCGAGATCGGGGCCGGCGACGGCGGGCCTTGGAAGAGCAAGGGCGCCGCGA